TCAAACCACCCTGTCGTCTTCGATCACGCTGTTGATGAAGAATGTCACCCGCCCCATGACTTCGACCTCTTCCGCCGCTGCCCCCTCGATCGCTTCGCCATCATCCGTGATTAACGCCCGACCCATGACCCGGGCAAACTGAGTTCGACCGCCGGACAGAATCAGCAGAACCTGATTCTGTACCAGTCTGGTGCACGGCTCGATAACCGCAAAGCCAGACGAGGTTTCGAGGATGCGGCTGTCCATGCCGATCCCGCAGATAATTTCCGGAGATAAACGCGGTGCTACGAAATCAGCCGCCGGTGAAGGAAATCCCATCAGTGCACCCTCCCCATGTTACGCAGGATCCAGTACCTGTTGTCGCTACCGTCTGTCGTCTTGTCAGCGAAGCCTGGCTGATTGCGCTCTATCCATGCATTGGCGTCGGCTCGGGTGAAGTGCCAGTTAAAACCACGCAACTTTTCTATAAAGCTGTCTGTTCTCAGGTAGCGGTAGCCCTTTGGGTTAAGCTCTATGGCCGCAATAAAGGCGGCCTGAATATCTGAAATTCGGGGCATAATCTGCACTCCCTTTATTACTGTGTTTATATACAGTATTTTCAAATGGAATGCAGATCAATTTGGGTTCGCCTATTAATTTTTAAGGCTGAATGTCTTCAGGCTGCTCTGTCAGTTCAAGAGAAGCTTCGGAAGCTCTTGTTTTCCAGATGCTATCCTCTGGCATGTCGAGGCGTACGTCGATCCAGCTGTTGGCCGGAACATCCATAGGAGCCCCTTTTGTTTTGACGATCTCCCCTTCATCGCTCAGCATGTATTTCCGCTTAAACAGGCGGATAGTCAGTCCGCCGCTTTCAGTCTGCTCCGCTTCAACACCCCCCATCTCGCCCATGCCGCCAGGGTCCATTGGCGGCAGTAATTGCCATCCCTCTGACGCCAGGCCTGCCGAACCAGTGAGTTCGTAAACCCCCGTGTCAAGGCGAGAAATGGATACTCCCTCTGCCTCGGCGTTAGCCGTGCCGCAGCCGCACCATGTGAATCCATCATTTTCAATATCCGTACGCCGGTTCTCTCCCTGAGACTTAACGATTCTGGCAATGGGAGAAGCCTGTTTAATGGTTCCGTCAGAGGTTACTGTCGTATTTGAGGTTGTCCAGAATGTGAAATAACCGTCCTTAAAAGTGGGCAGATAGGTCACGCAAGTGTTATTTCCGCCTTCCCATTGCCGTGCAGCAATGAAGGCTTTGTTACCCTCACTACCGAATGTAACTACCCGACCATAAGTGCCGTTTGGCTGGGCAGTCGCCCATAAAGTAATTTGTGGATAGGCTGCGGTAATTTTCAAAGGGCCAGTGAAGTTTTTCTCTCCTGAAATGGACTGGTTTCCTTCGATATTTACTGTTTTGTCTAAACCGAGGTTTGTGCGAGCGTCAGCGGCATTCTTTGCCCCGGTCCCTCCCTGCTCAATGCTGAGAGCTGTTTTCAGCCCAGAAAGGCTGGTAATGTCGCTGTTAGCCCCTTTCTTCGCCAGAGATTTTTGACCCGGCACGGTAACGGCAGTGCCGTTGATAGTGATGGTGACATCAGATGTCCCGTTCATTACATCAGCGAACCCGCTCATGTAGCGCTGGTACATCGTGAAGGTTTCAGCGATATCCTGCGCCAGACCATCCACGCTCAGACTGTCACTCAGAAGAATGGCAAATCGGGTTCCGGCGGGAACTGCTGGGTTAGCCGCTGGCGTTACGGTGAGACTTGTTGCGCTGCCAATGGTGGTAATCTGAAATACCTGCACAGGGCTGGTCATTGCAATAACGGTACATCCGTTACGAATAAGAGATCCAGCAGCAGTGAAGTTTGTGCCGGTACCTGTAAGGGTATTTCCGCTGATGGCGATAGTGCCAGTAGTATAAATCATGTTTTCTCCAGGCAATAAAAAACCCCGCCGGAGCGGGGTTTGTTCAAAACTGAATGGGTTAGTGGCAGGTGGTGCTGGTGAACGTGTTGGCGCTCACCCATGACCAGTTAAAGGGATAACCGGCGCGGTACTGCGTCTGATTGTTTTGTTTACGGACTCCGTAGATCTGGACGCTGCTTTCCTGTCCGCCGACCAGGGCTGTTCCGGTGCATACGGGTTGCTGCTTCTCAATAACGCCAGCGCAACCGGAGAGCAATACCGCTACCGCCAGGCAAAGAATCATATTTTTCATAGTGGTTATATCCCAGGGCATTCATGAAACTACACAATAACAATATGAATCAATGGGATATAATTGATTTGATAGATCAATTATTCAAAATTGATCGCTAAAAACGATCAATCATAATTGGCGCAGTTAATGGCCATAATCACGTTCCTCAGATTCGAATAAGCAACGTTCTGAAGGTTGCCGCCTGGGGTTGTCTGCGGCCTGGCGAATATCCGCGTATTGCCTCCCTCAAGCTTTGCCATGCTCTTGTATATGGCCGAGTAGGGCTGCGGTTGACCGCCAGCCGATACAACCCCGGTAATTAGTCCCAGCATGGCAGGCATGCAGGCCCACTTCCCCGCCAGAGTTGTATTGATGTTGTATCCTGAGCTGGCATCCACCCCGGAGGTACCGAGGGTGACAACATCGCTCAGCGTGCGCGTTTCGTTTGTTAAAATCAGCGTCCCTGATGCATCCCACACAGCCAGCCCGTAGTCTGGCTTTGTCTGCGGGAAAATAGAGAAAAAATAAACGTACGCTGTGCCGGTTGCATTCGGTCTGAGAAAATCAATCGTGATGGTGTTCCCGCTTATCGTCTGAGTGATTTCGACCTCAACAGTACAATGAACGAACGCGACAACGGGCTGACCTGCGGGGAAAGTGTGCGTCACTTTGGTATTGAAACCCGTTGTTCCCTGAAGTGCCGCTGTCTTTCGCGCCTGTAGAGCGATTGGCGAGCTGTTCGCGGTCACCCATACTTCCCCGCTCGAGGTCGTCAGTAAAACGCCATACTCCGCCATTTATGCCCTCTCGATCTGGAAAATGAGATAAGCCGCTGCCGCAGGCTCAGTCCCTGCTGAGTAGTCGGTATCGCCTACTGCTGACACTGTCGCGGTTCCCCCTGAAATGGTGATCTTCCTCCGACTCGTTCCAAACTGATCACCGTTCATGACCTGAAAATAGGTAAGCCTGCAACCCGGTGGAAGCGCTACGGTGTAAGAGCCTGTTTTCTGGTTCTGGGCCAGCTGGAGATAGCCACAAACGCTGACAGGCTTAACGCCATAGTTATTTACCTTGCCTGAGGCGTCCCATGTCTGAACTCCATATTCCGCCATCCAGTCCTCCTGAAAAAAAGAGGCCCCGTAAGAGGCCTCCCGTTACCATGTTCCCGTGATTCTCCCGATCTGCACCCTCAACACATTCCTGGAGTCCCGGACACTAATTGTCTGATTGGTTTGTTTCATTGCTCCCTCTCCAGCTGTGGAGCCGTAGTTTTCAAACGTCCCTGACTTATCCAGTTTCCACCCGACGGAACCAGCCACATAGTTATTTGACTGGAGGTAGTTACCGATCTTCGCGTTGCTAATGGTGCCGTCCTGGATGAACGTATCCCGGATGAAGGTCTGTCCGTTCTGGATAACGAACGGCAACGATACAGCCCCACCAGCCTGCGCCATTACCGCGAAACGGTCAGCCACAAACAGCACCTGCGACTGCATGCCGGATGGCGTATTCTGAACACCAATGCCCATTCCTGCTGCGTACTGATTGCCATTTGAATCAATAGCTACCTTGATGCTGTACATCGCATTCAGGTCGCCGTTGACGTTCGCAATGGCCTGCGCGTTGGTGGTGATCGCTGAAGTGTGCCCGTTGATGGTCGCCGTAATGCCGTTTATCTGCGTGGCCGTGGCCTGCTGATAATTGGAAAACGTCTGGTTCAGGCTGTTGATTGCTGCCTTGTTGCCGTTCACGTCAGTCTGCAAACTCAGCAGCGAACGCGCTGTTGCCTCCCTGTCGCTTGCCATAACATTATCAATACGATCGATGCTGGCCTTACTGTCACCGTACTGCGCGCTGAGTCTCACCTGCTGATCAACCTGCGCCAGCGTACTCGTTATTAGCGCGATGGAGTTACTCTGAATACCGCCGCTGGCCTTATCAGTTTGCGCACCCAGATCTTCCAGGCGTGATGCCATTGAGGAATCGAGGTCCGTGACAACCTGGCTAAGGTCAGTGATTGATGCTGTATTCTGAGCACCTACAGCAGCTGCTGAATCAGCTTTGTCAGATGCGACCTGAGTGGCAGCCGTCAATTGACTTACCGCAGAAGCGCGAGCTTCAGTTTCCGTTGCTAACGCCTGGCGAACATCAGTAATACCCGCTTCATTCTGGGCAGTTTTCGCTTCTAGACGAGTAACATCCGTGACGCGTGCCTCCGTCTCAGTGGCGATCACCTCCCGGAGCTGTTCGAAGGTCGCAGAGTTAGCGCCCTGCTGGGCTGTCTGCCGCACGACAACATCAGCAATAGCAAGCGCGTTGCCGATGATTGCTTCTGCTGTCTGCTTATTCGATCCAACCGCCGCTGCAAGACCGTTTGCATTCTCTTTGATTGCATCAGCCAGTTCTGCGAACTTTTCACTGCTCTCCACCGCGCTCTCGATCAGGTCTTTGAACGTATCAGTCTCTTTAATCTCCTCCAGGATTGCATTGGTGATATCACTGAAGTCGTCTGTTGGTTTTCCAGAAGCCTCTACAAATCCTGAAACGCCAAATGCATTACGAGTTCGAACATAAACGTAATAAACATGGTCAAACTTAAGTTTTTGGATGGTCCACTGGTTCCCCCTTCCGAGGAATTGAGCTTTATTCTCAATGTCGTCGGACAATGGAATCGGAGTCTCACCTGCGTACCAAAATTCAAAAGAAGTATCAGATGTGGCAGTAACAGACATGACCGGAACTAAAGTGGCCTGAAGTGGGCCAGGTATCCACTGAACGGAGTTAGGAGCCTTTGGCGCGCCTATAATAAGACTCACCTGAGTTTCGGCGCCTTTCATCCCGTTTTCATTGCGCCCACGAACGCCGAGCGTGTAGCTACCGGCAGCAAGGCCGTAAAACTCATACCGGAACTGGTCAGTTTCGTACTGAGATACCAGCTTCCCATCAGCACTGTAGATGTACAGCTCAAACACCAGCTTTTTAGTAGTGGTTGCCGTCTCCCACGTTGCTGTAACCTGGACGGTCTCGGTGTTTGTGTTCAGGATTCGCAGGTTTTCCACGTTAGGCACGCGGTAGCCGTTCAGCGTATCGCTGGGAACTTCAAACACTGCACCCTCGTCAACGATGGCCTGTTTGTTGGGGTCGTGCAATGAGGCCGTTATGCTGTATACGGAGTTGTTTTCCGTTTCGGCAACGCTCAGTATCCGGAAAAGGCGAATAGCAACGCTTGCGGTTGAAATGGCAAATACAGTTCCCGCCCTCACCCATTCAGGTTCGTTTTTGAGTGTGACGTTGTTTCCGTTAACGCCATCAATCTCATAGCGAGAGAACTTTCCGTCCCTCCCCATAATCGACATAGTGGAGCCGTCCGTTACTACCGAGGAATCAACCGCGTCAACCGTTATCACCCTCCCGGAATGAGAAACAATTCTCCCCCCGAGGCGAGTTCCTGCGTAGTCATTATCCATGACCTCAACGATATCACCCGGCGTGAAGTGGATAGCATCGCGTGCCATCTGGAAAGACAGTCTGCTGCTTTCACGCTTTGCTGTTTCCAGCAGCCATTTACCTGCCCGCCATGCCTGTCCGCGAGAGGTGCAGCCAAACGCCTCCAGAGTGGTTTCGTTGTAGTTCCCTTTGGCTATCATCTCATCGTCGGAAACGTACTCTTTCACCTGCTCCCATCCGTTGTCGGGGTCAGTCCAGGACACTACAACCGCATTGTATTTCTCTGAACGCTTTACAGAGCTTCGTTTGAACTCGCCATTCACAACGTTGGCGTTCGTGATTGTCGCAATCGGATCCTGTGGAGCGTCCAGCATTACGGACAGGCGCAGGCCGTCCCACAGCGCAATGCCACGGAACATGCTCGCTATCTTGTCGAGAATGTCTCGCGCACTCGCCTGCTCTGTGATGTAGGCGTTGAGCGTCATGCGTGGCTCTTTGCCGCCATACCCATCATCTACAAGCTGATCGCAATATTGCGACAGAATGTAGAGTGCACCATCGTCAACATCGATGTATCCGGCGCGTTTCGCCAGGCCAAATCGGGTGTTTTTCGCCAGCTCACGGAACAGCCACGCCGGGTTGTTAGTCCATGCCTTTTTGAAGCCCCCCGTCCACAGCCCGGAGTAAGTTCTGGCAATTGGCTCGTAGTTATCCGGTACGTCAACGATCAGCCCGCGAAGATGATATGTGCGGCTCGGCGTGTCGGTGTACTGGTCACGGTCGATGACTGAGCCGGCAACAGCAGAGAACGGATAGCTAAGGTTGTCGTCGGTGATCTCGCTGTAGCTGTTCCAAACAGTCCCGTTTGACAGCAAATCGCTGCTGCTGTCAGGCGTAATGCGGCGAACGCGGATATCAAACGGTTTGGTGTCGGGGGCATCAATGACGTGCGCCTCAAGGTACTCGCCAGAGATTTTCCCTGTAATCGTCACCGTCTTCTCCATGACCCAGCCCGACGAGCCAGTTCTGGTCTCGATAACCATCGTTACAGAGGTGTTTTTCTGGTTACCCTTGGAGTCCTGCTCCATGAGCCCGGTGACGCCGATGTTAAAACGAACGCGGGTCACGTCCTGATCTGTCACGGTTCTAACCAGCGGGGTATCGTAAGTGACCTCAGTGTTAACAATGGTCGTCGCTTCGATTGCAGAGAAGCCGTTGATTGGCTCCTGAGTTTCCGATCCAGGTCGCCAGGAAACACTAATGCCGTTCACGTTGACATTACCGTTCGAGTCAGTGATAGGCGTCTTATTCAGCTTGAATGAAGACAGGTGCTCCTGATCCACCGGGCCCGCGATTGGCCCCTCAGATATCAGATCCAGTACCCGATAGAATTGTTTTGATTTGAGGTTGTCGTCGAGTAGTTTTGGGGTTGATGCTTTACCGCCACCTGAAGACATAGCGCCACCTTAGCTGATTGATTCTTCCCAGTCGGAATTATTAGATGTGTCGATCCCGAGACTTATTACGTTGCTGCCGACCTCCATCTCGCCGAGGAGTATGGGGACAGGATGCCCCTGTCCGACCCTGTTTTCTGCACTGGTAAACGAGTTATTCGTGAGGGTGTTTGTTTCGGCCGCTTCCGCTGAAGTTTTGCTTTTCATGTTCCGGGACATGTAGATGGAGTAAGCAACCGAGGCGGCAGACAGCACCAGTGAGGCAATGAGAACTATCGTACTGGTCTCAAGTCCCGCCCCCTCAATCACCGGGACAAACAGCACTACAGAGCCATCCTTCAGGCGCCGATCCATGTGCCACTGCACCGAAGACGTTTCAACATCCTCACCCGCCACTCGCATTCTTACTCTGGCGTTCAGGAATGCTTTTTTGAACTCATGATTCTGAGCAAGCAAAAGACGAATGCCCTGGGCAGGGGTATCAACGCTCAGCTCGACTTTGCGGAAATGTCGGCGTAAATGCCCTGCAAATTTAAAGATGAGCACTGTTCATGTCTCCATATGGAATGCATCTGCTTAACGTATGCCGGGCGCATTTGCTCTCTCCGGCTTAAATGCCCTGAGCAATCGTGGTGAAGAACCATATTGTCATCGAGCAGAATCATTGCGTGGCAAGGGTCAGCTCCGGGGAATGGTTGCCTGATTATTACGTCACCTGGCAGCGCTTCTCCCGGCGATACCTGATTGAAGCCATTGCGCGACATGTTGTTCAGATAAAGGTTCTCCCCTCTCAGCCACCAGCCATTCGTCCTTTCGAAGTCAGGGAGGTCAATGCCACACAGGTGATACGCATCACGGAATAGCGTGTAACAATCAGTCACTCCGTGCTCGAACCGCCTCCCCAAAAAGTAATCCACCGGCCTGAACGTTCTGATTTTCCCGTTACAGGCCAGCACCCATGGAAGGCCCGATGCAACCTGGCATTTACGGTCGGCGCCGGACAGAACCGGGCTGTTCATTGGGTGAGAGTGGAATACCGCAGTCACCTCTCCAGCCTCCTCGGCCGCCAGCCACTCATCATCACTGATTCGGAAGTGCTTTCCAGGCTCCGGGTGAACATTCCGACAGCGGAACAACTGCCCGCCATCCAGGATTAAGCCGCACACCTCATCCTGCGACGATGCCGCATAATCGAGTAATTCCTGCATCATGAAACCTTCTGAGAGCCGGGGAAGCTGCTGATTGGCATTGGTTCCGGCCGTGGATAACGGAAGCGGCAGCCGCTACGGCGGTGAGAGCACTTATCTTTCGCCGGGTCAGTGGTTGGATTGTCGCGCTCATCTGCAACCGGCGGCCCGTCATATCCGCACCCGACGCCGCGATACAGCCACTGGCAGACGTCGGCAAGGATGGTTCGCGCCGGGATGATAGCGTTGTCGCAGTCAATCGGTGTCGCCAGCGTGTAGGTCACCTGCTCGAACGTCTCTTCCGTCATCTCCTCAACAACGTAGCGGGAAACCGCTTCCTGCGTCGGATCTGCGTCAGGGTTGCCATTGGGGAAGTTCACCGCGTCCAGGTATTTCACCGGAACCTGACGGCGGGTGATCACCACTCCAAGCATGTCGTCGAAGTCATGGTTTATGCCCGTCAGTAAACCCGTGACGTTCGCCACCACCATTGTTGGCCGGGCATATGTGCCTTCGTTCTTTGACTCGAACCCTTCGACTGCTATCGGGTATGCCTGATACTGATTCCCCTTCCAGATCACATTTCCGTAATATCCATTGGTGCCGGAATGGAACCGGATAAGGTCTCCGCCAAAGGGTTGCAGGTCGGCTTCGAACAGGTCGATAAACGCGCCTACTCCGGCGTCGACGCTATCAATAATCATACTGGCTGGTATGTCGCGCACGGCAAACTCCCATAAAAAAAGCCACCAAGTGGTGGCTACTGTTTGAATATCAGGATGTTGCTTACTGATAACCCTGGTTAACGTGTAAGCTCAGCCCGTCAGTGGTGGGACACTGATTCACGCAAAGAGGAGGAATGGCTGAATAACTCTTCGAAGGAAAAAGGATGATCACCAAAGTAAAAATCAAGTTTATTTCCCCTATTGATGGATCGGTATCAGATACCCCCACGGAGCATGCAATTCCCGTAGTTCCATTGACAGTATGGCCAAGTAGCTCAAAAGATATAAACGTTTATAAACCAAATGGATTGAAGGCTGGTGCCTACGCACTTATAGATACCGGAGCAGATCTTTGCTATGTGGATTCAGACTTTGCTGACGATTTAAAACTCCCAATCGCGGAAAAAACAACTGTGAGCGGAGCCACCTCAACAATAGAAACTACAGTTCGGCATGCGGTAATATCGTTCACTGAGGACGAAAGAGTTTTTTCAACAGAATTGACTTCAGTGCCATTGGTAAGTAACGGGAGAAAATTCCAAGTCGTTTTCGGAATGCAACTAATTAAAATGGGCGCCCTTACGATGGATTTTTCCAATCAAGTATTTGAGTTAACATTTTTTAACTAACCCCCCAGGGATACCTCCCTCTTTTGCAAGACTGGATAAGGGCATTGCTTTTGCTGTTTTCCTAGAATCGGTACCAGAATTGAGTTGCGATTTAATATCTTTTAATTCGCTCTCAATTCTCTTTACACGTTCAGCTAAAGTCATAACTGTCTCCCGCCTTTCGGCTTATCGTGGTACTTGTTCAAAAGTGGCCGTCAGTTCAAACAGCGGCCCGGTCTTTGTCATATTCCAGGATCGGCAGACAAACAGCTTCCTCACTCCCGTATCGGATGACGTCCAGTAGAACGATTCAACCGCCCCCCTGGCCTTGAGGAATGCCTCAGCATCCTTCGCAGGGTTACTGCGGCACGCTCCGCTGACGCCGCGAAAGGTGAGCGAGTATTTATCCATCAGTGGATTGATACCCTTCACCTGTCGCTGTTCGTAACCGTCACCGAGCTTAACAACGGCTACGTTTGGGGTACGTTCAACCTGGTAAGCTCGCTGTGGTGTCCATGTGAATGTTTCTGGCATTATTTCCTCCGAAGCAATCCGTTAGGACGCTGCTGGTCAATCATCATTTTCATCATGTCGGTGTTCCATGCCTTTCGCAGCCTTGCGATATCATCGTCGCCAATACCTCCTGTGGTGTTTATCGTGAGGTTCATTACAGGATTAAACGACCTACCCCCTCCGGCCTTGTCAGCAGGAATAATCTTCCCTGACTGGTTCGGGATGAATGCCTGCTGCCCACCTGCTGTCTGGAAGATTTCAGAGCGTCCATCTTCGTTGATGCGATAGGCGTTGCCGGCTGATACCGTGCCGCCGTAGCGACGGCCGCCGCTATATCCAACGCTAGCAATGCTTGATATCAGGGAGCCGCCCGCGGCTGCGACTTGGGCCATTGCAGCCATATTCCACGGGAACGGTCCGGATGCCATCGCATTAGAAATCGCCAGTTGAAGGTTTAACGCCGCCTGAGCAGTGGCAAACCCCTTACTGATCGCGAAAAGAGCCTTAAATGCTGTGTTGTTCTTGCCTTTGCTGTTGGCAATAATAGTAGCCAACCCGTCGAATCCCTGAGAAATTCCGTTGAGCATGGTGTTAACCACATCAACCTGCCTCTGGGCTTCCGTTCTGGCTATATTAATGCGCTCATTTGCGGCTTGTTGCTGAATCGCTGTTTTGGCATCCTCGTATTGCTGAGCGCTCAACACACCCATCTGCTGATACTGTTCTAGTGCATCTAGTTTCCGCTGTTCCTGAAGATTTATATTGGCTGCCGGGTCTTGCGCGTCTCCTGTAAAGGCGTCGGGAGTTGTTTTATTGGCCGCAATTTCCTGGTCTGTAAATCGCCTTGCTTGCTCGGCCTGAGCGCGGTTCTTAATGGCCGTTGTCACTTCCCATATGGCTTTTGCCTGCTCTTTGGCCTGAGCTATCTGTTCATTGGTCGCCTTGCTGCCTAACGCCATTACAGCATCATACTGAGCCAGTTCCAGTGAACCATCGGCATACCCAGTGTTCAGGCGAGCCAGTGCATTGCTTTGTCTCTCTAGGGCTTGTTTAGCCGCATCAACAGATGATGAGTGTCTGGAGCTTGCTTTTGCTGCCTTATCTCGTTTTTCTTTTTCTTCTTCCAGCTGAGCATTTATTCTTGACGCCGCAATAAGTTGATCTTTTTGTTCGCGAGTCAGGTCTTGTTGCTCAATCCCGTATTCAATGGCCGCCTGCTTGCCTTTGGTTAGAGCTATTCTCTGCGCCTCAAGTTGCTTGCTAATTCCATCAAAATTAGCCTGTTGCGCCTCTGTTTTTAGCTCATTTAGCGTTCTCTTTAGTGCCTCGCCATTATCATGTGCCTGTTGCATTGCGGCAGCAGCATCGAGAATTCTTTTTTCAAGGTTTGATATGGCGTCTGCGCCATCCTGCGTCGATGGCTTAAGAGCCCTCATGTAATCAACAAGAGAACTTACCGCTTGTGGGGATGGATTTTTAGCAAGCTCAGTTAGCCTTTTACCCAAGCCAAAAGCTGCATCATCAGAAATATCAAACTGACTGGACAGCATAGCAACCGTGTTAACCAACGTCATGGTCGAGGAATTAAATGCTGGGCCTAGTGACGTTGCTTGCTTAATGGCGTCATTGAAATTACTGGCGCTAATCTCCATTAGATCCATGGCACCGCCAAATGCTTTAACATTCGCGACGCCGCCATTCAAACTTCTCCACCAAGATGATTGCTCATCAATTATATTTGTTATTGCCTTGCCAGCGTCCCTGACCGCTATTTCATACTGTTGAATTGCGTTATCTCTTAACTGAGAAGCAAGTGTGGCGTTAGTCGCTGCCAGTCTGGCATAGTCATTAGAAAGCGCAGCCACCCCTTGACTGTTAATAACGACTACTTTGTTGAGCGTCTCCGCTGCTGTCTTTAACTGCTCCATCTCATCTTTTGTTGATCCTAACGCAGCGGACAGAGAACCAATCAAAACAGACCCTAGCGCAATAACGGCACCAAAAACAGCACCTCCTGGGCCAAACGCCCCAGCAAGCTGAGATCCCTGCTGACTAAAGGCTACCAGCGCAGACTGTCCACCCTGCACCTGTACAATGAAGTCCTGAATCTGATAACCAGCCTGTTGCATACCAGATCTCAATCCACCAGATACCGCGCCAGCAGTTTTCGTTACTGTTGTGTTTAGCTTTTCGGCTGACCTATCTGCCTTTTTAAAGCTAGACTCCATGTTGTCGGTAATGCGATCGACTTGCTTATTTGCTTTCAACAGCTGGTCTGTTTCAGCTTTTATGATTATTTCAATTTCACCAACCGTTGTAGCCATAATATTTTCTCCAGACATAAAAAAACCGGCCAATGGCCGGTCATTTACAATGCATCTTTAATTACACCAAGACTCGTAAGAATCGTTAAACACGCCAACTAGTTGTTCGACAATTTTTCTTGAAGTTTCACTTCCAGACAATTGCACTGGGTACTTAGACATTTTAATAAAAGGTGATTCATTGCTATCGACATACACAAATTTCGCCCCTATCTTACTTATATCAGTTTTCCCAGAAACCATGCCACATACAGCGCTACCTCTTTTGTGTCGGTAAACCTTCATTTCTGAAAATGTAACTCCATTGTTTATGTTGAAGTTGGAATCACAGACAGCAATCATTCTTGCCTTAGGCGCTATTTTATTACTGCTCATACTCTGCCATCTTCGGCATTCACCTTGCTTATAATCTTTTGCAAGAGTTCTTTTTACCGATGATTTCGCCTCAGTTAATAACACATCATCACTTTTCTTATCGCATCCTGATAAAAAAACACAGGCAAGCAATATGATCAGTAACTTGTTCACATCGCAGCCCCGCGCTCTTTATGGATGGATATCTCGTTAAGATGCTCAACAACCCTAATACCAAAATCAGTAATCGTGTATGGCTTGGTGAATATATTTATCATCTCAGAAAGATGTTTATGTGGATCGCTTAAAATTGGGTGCTCTGGTGAGTTTTTAGCATTGTAGTGAGACACACCAACGAGAGCAAACACCAACTCTTCAAATACAACACGCTTCGTGACTCCATCATATGTAACTTTATCATCACCAGTTTTATGTTTAAGATAGCGTAAATAGGCAGCAGCAACTTCCTCTGCCAAGCGCTGCAATTGGTCTTGTTCCATGTAGCTTCTCCAGTTTTTTGGTATCAAATGAATCCTACCATCTGTTGACGACGAGGTCAGCAGGAACGACAAAACCCGCAGTTAAGCGGGTTGGGATGTTGATTGGCCGAGAAATCGCCCGATTGGCGGACTTTTTCGCCGATTAAAAGATCTTGCGCAAATCCACGTTGTACACCGCCATCCATGCAGCGCGAGGCCAGGATTTCACAGTACCAAAGCGCGGGTCTTCAACCTCGTGTGGCTCAGCATCATTATCACGGCACCACTTGCGCAGTGGCTGCCATTTGAATTTCTGTCCGAGCTTCTTCTCTACCGGGATAATGGCGGCATAGTTTTTTCCTTCCCCGATGCGTTCCGCCAGTTTGTTTTTGGCACGAACAGCAGCGGAAGCTGTTGCCATCGCGGTTACTTCGCGTTTCTCAGAGATCCAGCGCTTCTCTTTAACTGCACGATCGCGCTGTTCAGCAATAATGCGGTTCTCTTTCACTTTTGTCAGGAGGTCTTCCAGAGCTGCTTCATAGGTCAGCGGGATACCCATTGATGGAGTTGGACGGAAGTAAGCATCCTCAAGGCGTTCGAAAAAGGCCCATGCTTCGTCAGTATCAACAATCTTCGACATACGGGCCGCGCCCTTTTCGGTCCAAAAAACAACAGAGCGGGCTTTGCTCGAAATTTGTGCGTGACTATTAGTCACTCGCAAATCCTTCAGCTCTTGGCCTTTAATGGTGAAGATGTGGATGCCCTCAATGAAGCGGCTGGCATTGCGCGAAAGGTTTTTCCTAATATTAGCCTCATCAGAACCATAACCTGCGGCCAGCGTTTCAGTCGTAACAACACGCAACCCCTTCCATTCAATCACTGGCAGTGGCTTGGGATCGACATTTGGTTCATGAACTGCTAAATTTAAAGAAGTCATTGGTTGGACCCTTATGACAAGTTTCAAAGGAAGCCGGTAGCTCGAACTATCGGCTTTTTCTTTTTGCGCCATCCCATGCGCCCATCAGTGAATCCATCCGTCTTCGCCGCGGAGTTTTGCCAGCACAGGCTGAGCGCTACTTACGACAAAATTCGTGTTATCCAAGTTTTGTGTTTCTCGGAGTAAAATCTTTTTGGTTTCGTCCGTCATGTACCTGGTTTCATGTGCGATATCGCGTAGCTTGCCTGAAAGTTCAGATCCCAGTTCGCGCATCGCAGGATAGAGCTTCTTGCTGATCTGCTGGCTCTTTTCCATCCAGAGCTGCAAGTAACAAAGACTCACCAACTCCTCATCAGAAAACTGCTTGGCGATCGGTGAGTCCTTAACCTCGCGATCCAGGATGTCCAGCGCCCAGCGTCGGAAATCTTTGGCCTTTGGTGTTGAGGCAAACATCGCAACCAAATGAGCGCCTCGAAGTGAATAAACCCTGACCGATTTGTTACGTAAGCTATTGTTTATCCCGTTGACCTTCATATTGAGTGTCAATGACATCGACTCGGAAAACTCATCAGCATTACGTGCATAAATTTGGCTGATGGCATCAGTTTTTTTATAACCGAGTGCCTTCGCCAGTTCGGTGGAGGTAAACCAGATAGCCCCGCCTTCTGTCACTGGGTTAAATGCGAATCCTTGGAAGTTGTAATCTGATTTTGCTACAATATTCATGTCGATATTTTCCTTGCCGGATTTGTTCGATACCGAAGCCCTGACTGTTAGCGCAGCCGGGGCTTCAACGTTTTTATGCTTGAGCACTTTTCTCACCTGCCAATCCGTACACCTTTCTCAGCTGGTAAATAAGCTCTGTATTAAACTGACGACACTCATCGCCACCGTTCTTCTCGATAGCCTTACGTACGTCTTCAGGGAAGCGAACCTTGCGTTGGTACATGTCTTTTGCCTTTTCCATTAAACCCTCCAGTAAATGCCCCACCGTGAGGCTTGATGTAAGTGTCACACCGTGCGTCATTGCTGTCAACCCCACGGTGGGGCATAATTTACTTATTGTGAATTTTTTGTAGGCATAACGCTGAACATGAGCAGAGAAGATCCGCAGCTACGAATCAGGCTTCCAGTTGAACTTAAAGAGAAAATTGAAGACTCTGCCAAAGCTAACAACCGTTCAATGAATGCAGAAATTGTGCAGAGGCTTGATGGTAGCTTTTTGGCAGAAGTGTCAGATGATGAGGTCATCTCTGCCGAAGAGGCTATTCAGATAGTAAGCAAGGCAAGGGATGAGCTATCAGCGATAATTTTCAAAAGAACTTTCTCTGAGATTAATAAAAAGGTCAGAATTGGTCACACCACCTTCCATATCCACCTTGATGATTTGGAGCTTGATGGGCTAAGCGATGAGGATTTCGATACCGTCTTCCAAAAAACTTTCCTACGCCTTAAAGAGCTTGGTTATGAGATATGGGAAAAAACTTGGGATGTGACCGGCTTCACTGCTGAGATTCCTGAGAAAAAGCCCACCTGAGTGGGCCATTTAATGCGGACCATGCCTCTGTGCATCCATTGCCAGCATCTGCTCCGCCCAGTCCATAACTTCGTCGTATTTCTCCTGGGTTGGCACCTTCCCTTTATCCTTCTGCGGGAACTTAGCATTCATGGCAGCCCGGAAGCTGGTCATCGTCATGTTCCAGGCGTCTTCCTCACTCATCCCGAGGTGGGCAACTGCGGTATAAACGAATGTACGGGCATCGAATTTATCGCTGTACTCGCCTTTCTTGCTCTCGAACTCTTCGGGCGGCTGATCACCCATTACGCCATGCAAAATCAGGTGACGGGCCAGCTGGATGACGTCTTCAACTGGCAACGAGCCAGGCTTAAAAACGAGGCGTCCCGCCGTAGTCACTGAGTAAGAGCCGATGATTTCAGCAATGTCGCTTTCAGAGCAATGCCTGACCACACTAGCTGCAGCTGAGGCCATTTCAGCAAAGCAGCGCGCGTTGGCCGCCTTGAGAGTCTGGATGTCAGAAATTCTGTGCTTTGGGTAATGACCTGCATGAACTTTCACGAAAGCATCAACGATTTGCTCAGGCGTTCCTATCCGGGACATAGCCAGAAATGAAGGATTGAGGAATATCTCTTTGCCGGCGGCGCGAATGACAGCCTGACCGATATCGGTGATTGCTTTCATGGAATCTCTTAATAAATGGGAGGGCTAAGCCTCCCGTTGGTTTAGGCTGCGTTCACGGTCACAGTGGCTGGGCTGGAGTTTACCGAGCCGGCGGTTGAGGATGTAACCTGACAGGAGTAAGAACCCGCATCACCCGTAACGACGCCGGCCTTCGTGTAGGTAGCGTTCGTCGCACCTGAGATGTCAGTTCCGCCCTTCTTCCACTGATAGGTCAGAGTGGAGCCGTCAGAGACATTGGCTGCCACCGAAAGATTGAGTGCATCGCCCACCGTGAGCGTGCGGTTCTGCGGCTGCGTAGTGATCGTGATTACGGCGCCGACATCACGAACGTCCACCTGCCCCGCGCTTGACGCCTCAATAGACCATGTGGCCACGTCATCATGAGGAGCTTCATCTTCCCACGAAGTCACCATAAACGGGCCTTCGGTAATGTCGTTTGGAGAGATGATTTTCAGCCAGACATACGGCTGATTGCTGGTCTCTGCCGGCGGGTTGTAAACGTGACGCTTCAGCGCGTTCTGCGCATAGACATCTTCTTTTCGGGTTACGCCATCTCCAGAGAACGAGATGTTTTTGTAGGTTACGAGATTTTCCTGCGTATACGCCGCACTCATATCAGCGGTAGCGTCTGCGGTATCCCATTCGGCGGAAACAGTCTTCCCGCGCATCATGCCAAGGCGCTTATAGTCACCGTTGGCGGGTTGTGATTCGGGGCAGCCAATCGCGTAGTAAACGACGACATCACGCCCTGTGAAAGCACCAGCTTCACATGCCATGTCTTTATCTCCGTGTTATCGGGAAATGATGGTTTGAAATGAAATATCGAAGAGGTAGCGACCTTCTTCGGTCTGGATGGCGGGGATACCGCCGATTGGCTGCATCGAGATGATGCACTCAGTCTGGTAGTCGTCGATCATCGCCTGACGTATTGCATCAGCGTGGTCTTCAACTTCGTTAATGTCGCTGTCGTTCTGACCGGAAAGAACAAGGAATCTGAAATAATCTCGTGTTATGGCCTCATCAGGCTTGCCGCCACTGCCCTGCTGGATGACGAGGTATCTTTCCCCTTCAGTTCCTTCCAGCTCGTTCCAGAAGCGTTTCTGGACGCGATAGCCGACATCAAAACCGTGGGACTGCAACCACGCTCTCAGAGCGTCATACACCTCGCTACGCGTCATACTTTGTATCCTTGCCTGATGATGGCCTTAATCTCGTTGAGGCCGTCGCGCTCAAAGCCTTTGCGGAGAAAGTCCGGCTCGCCGTTATGGTCCCAGTAATTACCGCTACCGTCAGGCCTTGGCTTGCCCTTGAGCTTGCCCTTTGCAGCATTAACAGCAGCTGCATAATTTGCCGTGTAACCCACTCTGCCTATCATTCCTGAGGGCATGGGTTCGAGCCGCTTGTACTGGCTGTTGATGAGGGTTGACGATTTAACAGGAGTGATTAGAGCAGCATGATTGGCACCGGCATTCATGACTTGATACAGAACCTTCTCCGTGCGTATTCCGGCTATGTCACTCAGCACCCTGCTGGTATTCATCTGGACGCGCTTGATACCTTTAACGGGCATGATTACCTCACGTCAGGATTTTGTAGTCGGGCTCTTCACCGAAAAATGACATATCCCAGTCGGTTACAGCTTTGATGACATTAGCGCCAGCTTTTAGCGGATCTGATAGTGCCGTAGTGTCACCTCTGGCGATGTACCAGTCTCGCTGTGGCATGGTTGCGGTAACGCCATTACGCTTCAGCTCAGTAAAGAAAATCAGGTTCGTGGTGAACTCTTTACCACTGGCATCTACCGCAACCTCATTGTTAGCCGTCCAGGTGCAATCAATCAGGTATGGTGTGCCGTTTGTCCAGGTGTTGTTCCAGTCGTCATAGACGCGAGGGTAGACAGTGGCGACATTGGTGTAAGACCAGTTAGCCGTGGCTGACACTATTATCCTCCCACCGGGTAACCTCCGGATTCTCAGCGGCTACCTTCCGGCACAGCAAATACCATTCACCGTTACTTTTAACGTAACCCGTGACCCGCCGCCCGCAGTCAGTGATAACCCAGACCTTTACGAAGGGCTCAGGAAGCCTCTGCTTGACCGATATCAACGCCATCATCGACTCCCGTTGCACATGCAGCCGCCCCTGGCAATCCAGATGCCAGCGAAAGCGGTGTTAGTCGGATCAGGCGGGATCAGGCTTGTAGCGCATCCATACTTATCTAATCCCCTCAGAAGCCCCAGAGAGGCTTTCCATCGGTCAGCAAAAGACAGGTACCGAAATGAGCGTGATGCGCCGTTGGGCCCTGTCTGAGAACTGATGTACTTGTCACCCTGCCCCAGCGCCATTAGCCCCAGCAGGTAGGACTGTATTAGCAGAGCGGTTGCGGGAGGGTAATGCGCATCAAGACACTCCTGAATGCTGCCAGCCTGCTCTAAAAGAGCTTGCAGGATGAAATCAGGCAGCGTGATACCGACTGACTCCAGATATTCCTTGGCCTGTACTGTGGTAATCATGCGAGCCTCTGATAAGCCCTCCGAAGAGGGCAAAAAAAAACCGCCTTAGCGGCGGCTGTTATTCAGCGGGGAAAAGCTTTTCGAGCTCGCCTTCCGGCAGCAACTCGGTGAGCTTCTCCAGTCCCAGGTTGCCTTTATGCTCAATGCCCAGCGCATCGAGTCGGGCAATGACTGCCTCTTTGCGCGCTTTGTTGTCAGTGCCAGCGCCCGGGGTTGCAGGTACCAGTTCCGCAGCAGCTTTATCGGACAGCTTGCGCACATGCGGTTTCAGCGACGGATGAACTTTGCACAGCTCAACAACGTCACCAAGCGCAACGCCGTGCCACGGCTTAACCACTTCGTATTTTTCAGCCATGATTGCTCCTTAAGCCAGGTTAGCGCCGTAGACAACACCAGACAGGCCTTCGCCGTCTTTCTTAATCTGCAGGCCTTCTGCGGACATGATCTGGAAGTTGTAGTTGCTCTGCGGCATCAGGCGCGGGAGCGGTACAACGCCCACAGCCATACCTACCAGAGGAGAAATCACATCCTGTCGGCGCTCGTACGCCAGGAACTCGTTACCTTCCAGTGCATAGGTCATCTGGATAGACTTAGCAGGAATAAACTTGCTGATCGCATCCAGAACGGTTCCGCTAAGCAGCGCATTTGTGCCGGTGTTGATATCCACCAGATACGGCTTAGCCATGTTGGCCCAGACTTCAGGGCTCACCCACAGCTTGTCGTAAGCTGTAACCTTGTTACGGCGGGCAGTGAGGCCAAATGGACCTGTAGGGCCAAAGAATGCCAGTAGCTCAGCCGGTGTAGCGGTGGTGAGATTGATGTTGGCGCCGCCAGCGCCACTACCCAGGTTGATTTTTTGAGTGTTGCGGTGGTTTTTCATACCTTGCGCTGGCAGACCATCAACCACGATGCTGGCATCGCCGTTCAGGTAAAAGTCTACGCGCTTCTTGTGAAATTTACGCATCTTGGCCGACTGAGACTCCAGAGCCAGATCGATGCCGACAGTGCTCAGTCCGGCAGCATGGCGCCAGTTAACGCCGTAACCAGCAGTGAATACCGGGATCGGGTCGCCATCAGAACCAAACTCAGTATTATCGAAAGAGTAAGACGCCTGACCATCGATGCTGATAGACACATCATCCGCGATATCGCCGGAGACGTTATACAGCTTTGCTGTTTTTCCAATCGGCAGCACGGTCTGCACACCCATCAGGTCATTGACGATTTCCATGCCAATTTCCTGATCGCGCATCTGGATAATCTGGCGGTCAATTTCGGCCCAGAATTCACGCGTAAAGCCTCCGATGGCATTCGCCGCCAGCATTTCATGCGTCATGCGCGTGCGGTACGCGTTGACCATCATGTCATGCTGGGCATTATAGATATCACGATTGGCCCACAGCTCACTCCAGTGCCCTTGCAGTCGGCGGTTAGTAGCCAGTGTTTCAGCGGTAAAATACATTATTATTCTCCTGATTAAGCGCCAGCACCTGCAGCAGCTACGGTACCGACGCGCATACGCACGCGGATGAAATCGGTATTGCTGGCTGCGATGGTCGCATCGTCCTGGCTATAGCCAATCACCGAATCGGTGTCTGCAGTAGCTTTGGTAAATTGCCCATTACTACCCAGCTTGATTGGATCGTCTTTGGCGTAAGTCCCCGCCACGCACAGCAGCGCCAGCTCGCGGCCCTCTTCTACGTAGTTACCCACTGCGGAGTCGCCGGCTGGCACTGCTTCAGTGATTTTGAGACCCTGATGATAGGCAACATCGATGATGTAGATACGACCAGCCAGCGCAGTTGCCTGCGCAAACTCATTGTCGTCATTGATGACTGCAGCGGTACCGGGCAGCAAGGATGCGGCAGTAACGCGGGTTTCGGTCTTGTACAGAGACTGACCGTCGATATTAACGCGACGATAACGTGCCATTATTCTGGCTCCTTATTTGAAGTATTCGGCAGGGTTAGGTGCACCGGTTTCTTTCTGCTGCTGCGCATTGTTGGTGCCCAGCGGAGCAGCTTCGCCCAGTGACTTGAACATCGCGTCCAGCGCATCGCCAGAAAGCGCGTTGGCCACGATGTCGCCATGGACCTTAGCTACCGCCTCACGCTTTGCTTTCTCTTCAGCGCGGGAGTTTGCAGTTAGCGTTTCAGTGAGCTTGTCCTGATTGGCCTGTAGGCCGGTGATCGCATCCTTAATCGGGTTCAGGGCTTCGGCGAAGTTTGCGGCCAGGCCTTTACCGATTTCGCTGATCAGCTCTTGTTTCTCTTCAGTGGTTAAAGGCATGTCGCCCTCCGTTTTGTGGTTTGGTGCAGGCTGTTCCTGCGGTGTGAAAAAAGATTTGAGTTTGTTGACGACAGCAACCCATGAACTCTGGCGCTGAACCTCTGTCCCGGTATCATCAAAGACAATCTTTCCGCCTTCAGACTTGTATCCGTAAACCTTCGGCTCGCCATTGTTGAGGATGATTACCGCTTGCGAGTCAGTGAAGTCAGCCACCCAGGCGTATTCTTTCTCGCCAGGAGCGAATTTATCTTTCGCTGCCTTCTCCAGCCTCCGCTCACGCTCGCGATAGGTTTCCCCCACCAGAGCGCCGGAATTAGCTTTCAGTGGAGTGGCAAGATCAGCATTTACCATCATCCCTACCCCCTGTTCTGGCGTAGCTGCGCCAACCTCATCCAGAAGGATGGCGTCATGGTCCATCGCGTGAATTTTCGCAACCCATGAAGCCCCCTGAGCTTTCTGCTCATCGTTCGCTTCAAGCTCCTCCAGGAATACGGCAACGCTGGTATGGATTGGCGGAACATCCTCGCCTTTCTCCAGCGCTTCAAGACGCTCAAGGAGGCGCTTTCCGTCATCCGTGCGCTTTGCCACTTCTGTATCGATCCACTTCTCGACGTAGACGCGGTTGCCGGACTTCTTGACGTTTTTGTTCCATGCCCCTACATAACCCACATTCAGCCCCTCAGGACTAAAAGCAGAAACAAACTGACCGTTGACCTGTGGATGTCCAAGCGGTGCCAGTGTCCCCTCCAGGCCACTGTAGTGCTGGTCAATCTCACTGGCCGGATACAGACCGCCGTTCATGACCACGTTCGCCGGAAGGGTGTAAGAAGGAACAACCCAGTGCTCGCGTCCGTTGTGCTGTTCGCGCCGGATGGCCTTACTGTTCACCTTCGAGGTGACATTAACTTGCATTGGCATGAGTTAACCCTTAGCCCATTGGTAGCCACGGGCTTTCATTGTGTTAAATGTTTTCTGAGCTTTATCGATGATGGTGTCACTTAACGGCTTGCCGCTTTCATCGACCATAACCGCGATCGTGGAGCATTTGCAGTTCACGCCGTTTGCATCCTTAGCCCACCACTCCCGCTGCTCTTCTGCGGTATACAGATGGGCGTGACGCGCGGCATGGGTGCTTCGGGTCGTCGGGCTGAGCGCTGATATGTGCATCTGCTTTGTACGGATGCCATATCGTTCTCTGGCTTCGTCGTCTTCGTCCAGGCGCGCACGGCGCAGCGCGGTGGTAATCTCCGTCCTGGCAATACGATTAGCCCGGCGAGACTCAATCCCCGTCTGCTCAGTAAGGCGCTTAGCTATCTCCAGTGGATTTTGTCCGCGCCCAAGTCCATCGGTCAGTATCCGCGCCATATCCGCTTTCACACTGGCGCTGAGGTTCTTCATTTCCTCGAAGGTACGAGCGCGAACAAGAATCAGCCTACGTCGGTACGGTTCGCTGAGAAGGATTGTCGATACGCTTTCCTGTCCGGCAGCGTACACGGCTGATTGCTGCGCCAGATTGGCAAACTCCTGCGCCGTGCCGCGCTGATACGCCGGGTTGACGTAATCAGCCCAGAACCAGAATCCTGTCTCGTTATCTGCACCCAAAATCTCATCAACCAGCAATGAGGCATTGCTGAGGAGCATTGATAGCTGGGTGGAATCGAGGTCGAAGGTGTAACGCTGGTTTACTGATGGCGATGCAGGAATGCGGTCGAGAATGCCCTTGTACGCCTTGCCAATTCGCTTCATTCGCCTGGCGAACTCGCTCATTGCCCCGCGCTCAAGTCGGTCGGCACCCGTCGGGTCTTTAAGGTTTCCCGGAAGTATCGGTGACTTCGCTTTCCTCTTCGTCATCATCTACCTCTGGAAGTGGTTCGGGCGAACCCTCATACCCTGCGGCCACGCGAATTTCTTCACCAGTAAACACCTGCTCACCCGTGCCGATGGAAGCGCTGTTGATTTGCGACATCTTCTGCGCGGCATCCAGTTTTTCACTGTCGCTTTGCGCGTTGAGGTCGCCCCATATGACTGTTTTCTGCCCAACCGGGTCGATGATTCCTAGGTCAATCAACTTGTCACAGAAGTCCTCAATCTCGAATGACAGGTCGCCACGGCGAGACTGGCAGCGAGTATTGAAGTATTTCTGGTCTTCAGTGCTGGAACGCTCAGCCTGCTGATTACCAACAAGGATGCGCGTCGGAATGTCCACGCCAGCAGCAGCCGTCTGGAGGTTAACGTCGTAGGTTGCCGTTGGGTCTGCCACGGTAGTGACAAGCGGCGTAACTGTCGCCCCCTGAGTGGTCATTAGCACGTCGTTACCACGGTTAATTTCCCCGGCGACTTCGTTGAATTTTTCCTGTAATTCATCGATGCTCACGCCATACAGCGACGCCAGATTATTGAAGTCGATTTCCTTTTCGAAGTTAACGTTGAGCTGACGCGCGGCATTTTTCAGGAATGATTCACCGGAACCGCCTTCCACCTTCTCCAGGCTGACAAAGGCGTTATAAGCCGGCTCGAGGAATCCGATCGCATCGTCGGTATAGTCACCAAGAATGAAAACGCGACCAGGATGGATATCAACTCGTCGTGAGGAACCATTGGGTAGAATTTCTGTGTACTGCCACATCTTCGGCTGACCGTAATTTTTTGAAACCAGTCCGTCATGCCATTCGCTGACTTTCAGCGAGCCAGCCCATGAAATGCTTACTTTCTCCAGGCCTCGCCCTTTCGTTGGCTCAAGATTCCACGCTTTATTGTCGCGGATATGAAGGAGAATCCCTGCGTATCGACCAACCAGACGCCGCCGATCGGCATCAAGGAACGCGCGCCACAGTCGATTGGTGAAAACCTGTTTAGCTTTGTACTCCCACTGTGTCTCCTTGCGAGTTTCATCTGACTTCTCACCCTCAATGATTTCAGGGTTTGACTGCCAGCATTTACCAACAAGCTTTTCGACAGCGCCGTGAGCAATACCACCACGACGGTAGAGTTTGTAAAGGTCGCCGAAGGTTAATTCTTCTTTGAAGCCGTATTCCGCCCAGGCACAATTCCTTTTTGCGTCTAATCCAAGGCTTGGGGTAAGCAGAGCCATTCTTGAGCGAGCAAGCCTAGCGTCATTTATTGCATGGTTCACGGCCATCTGTAATTTGCTCATGTAGATGCTCCGTGATTATTGTGAAACCCGCTTAATTCGTTAGCTAAGATTCTGGCTTTAACTGCGTCTTCAATATTTGAGAAATACCCAAGATGCTTGCTTTTTCCGTTAACCATTATCATTGCCCGCCACTTTTGGCAGTCATTACGCCAGTGAACGCCGTTATGCCCGCTCTTGTTATTGCGGTGTAAGCTCTGATTCCTCTGGTTCTCTTTCCTCGACGCAATTCTCAGGTTGGATATTCTGTTGTCAGACCTGATGTGATTAATATGATCAATATCCTCGGCGGGGTAATAACCATGACAGAACAGCCATGCCAGACGATGAGCGCGGTGAATTGTTCCGCCAAAGTTTATTTTTAAATATCCTTGTTCAGATATTGTCCCAGCGACCTTTCCGGCCTTCGTCGAGTTAAATAAATTCCATCCACGATCAGTGGAAAAATGAACTCTCGGACGCACTTTCCAGACAAACAATCCAGTTTCTGGGTTGTAGTCAAGCGCATCCTTAAAAAAGGATGTGTTTTTGTTCATGTCGTGTCCGTCAGATTAAAGCAGGCGCTTAGGTATCATCATGCCAACCCCCTGCTGTTTACGTTTGATATGTCCATCAAGGGAATAGCGGACTGCGTCCCAGGTATGCTCATCCCCGTCGGCCAGCTTCGGCAATACCTCGCCAGTGATGCGGTCCGTTTTGTACGACCACATACGAGCCTCTCGCGCCACGTTCTTGCAGCGTGGATGGATAATGATTTCGTCGAAACCGCGAAGGTGCGCGATTCCGTCCTCAACGCTTCCCTGCCACTTCTCAGCGGCTGAGATGTTGAAGCCCTGCCGCTTGAGATAGCTTATTGTCTCAGGTCGTGCCGAGTCAGCCTTAATTGGCCAGTCACGCGCGCCTGGAATGGTGTCGTATAACTCTGGCATGTGGTCGAGCTCTGTCTGCTGACCGTATGCCTCGTATTCGATGTAAAGCCGGTTGTGCAGGATGAACGAGCGCACCAGAGTGTTCGGGTCTTTAGCGAAACCGAAGTCAGCTCCGAAGAACAGACGTTCGGCCTCTTTCCATAACTGGTCCGAGAACTCAGCGATCCGGTATTTTCCGGCCAGGACCTGCTTATCGGAGTTTTCGAGATAGGCCCCTTCCCACACCCACGCGTATGTTGCCGGGTCGAGGCGGCGTTGGTCGTTCTGCCGCTCACCTTCCAGCACGTCGGGGAACCATGGATTATCCGTATAGTTCATCTCAACGGTGATACAGTCGTCGCCAGCCTCTTTGCGAAAACGCTTATCCGTGGCGCTACCGTCACGCTCCGGGTTCCACGTCACCCAAATCTCTGAGCCTTCTTCACGTACTGTAGGGCTAAGTTTCTGCCATGCTATTTCGCTGACTGATTCAGCCTCATCCACCCAGCAGAGCAGAATGCGCGCTTTCGACTTGATGCTGTCGAGGTTATGCCGCAGACCGCAGAACACGTAGTTAACGCTCTTGTCGATGGTGCGGATGTACTTCTCGCCGATATCAAAGTTGGCGGCCAGCCAGGGAACAGACAGGATCGCCTGTTTCACCTCCTGCATGCTCGACTCTTCCAGCGAGTTCATGAATTCACGCGCGCAGAGTACCACCCCGCTTTCACCATTCATCATCGACTGATACGCCTTTACGGCAGTCATCAGCGCGAATGTGCGGGTCTTGGCGCTGCCACGCCCACCGTGCGAGCACCGGTAACGTTTATTCACGGCGGTGAACAGCGGCGCAAGCTTCGCGGGGATCGGCAGTTGAACAGCGTTACTCATGCTTTCGGCTCAACGGGGAGCAGCTGGATGACAGTCGGCTTCGGAGTCATAGTTCCGTCTGAAGATTTGTGATCGATTTCCTGGCTGACTTTGTCGCCGTACTTTTTCGGGTTCATGCGGGCCAGGGCCCATTTTCGCGTGTCGATGCGAAGACGTGCTTTGGCTACTGCGGCAGCCTCTTCATTCACACCGTCAGCGATATCGAACATATCTTCGAAAATCGCATCAGCACGTGTCTCAGTGGCTTTCGCGTATTGGTCGCGAAACTCTTCATGCTGCGCCAACCAGCGGAACACCGTCGCCTTGTTAGGCATCCCTGGTCGGTCACAAACTTTGCGCAGGCTTTCCCCATCGGCAAGCAGTGAACAGATGTCAGCAGCCACCTCTGGTAGATAATCAGAAGGGCGGCCAGTCTTTGATTTGGTCGCCATAGTTTCGTTACTCCGTTGTTTTTTCTGCTGGCTGCTCTACAGGTTCAAACAGGAAGTCATCAATGCTGTCCTGGCTGAAGTAGCGCCATTTGCCGTCATCCATTGCCAGAGCGACATAACCATTGACGATCTCTGGCTGGCTGCGGGTCATGAGTCCCGTAAAGGACTCTTTGGATTTTTTGGTGATTGTGATTTTGTAGACGGTAGCCATTTTGTTCTCCACGTGTCGCAGCTGTTGCCCTGCTCCTCAGAAGTGCTTAGCCACTTACGGCTTACCCGTCAGCAAGATGTGATCACCATCCTTGCGGGGTTACACAGATCATTATCGAAGCCCCTCAGTGAAGAGCTTCTGTAATGGTCACTTTGGCAGTCCGGGGATCGATATTTGCGCCTGCTGCTCAAGCCTTTCGATTCTTGCTATGAGTTGCGGTTTTTTGATCCTGCCCCAGCGGTTCAGCAAGCGGCCTGACATACTGGCAACATCCTTTTCCTTCATGAACTCCAGCATTAACTCGTTGTGCTCTCTTTGGTATGAGTGAGCCAGCTCCATCAGCCTGTCACGCATCCAATTAAATGCTTTGATAAACGCCTCTTTGATGGCGGCAGCTTTTTTGCCGGTAAACGACATGATGATGTACATCGCGCCGTCTTTAGAGATTTCATATTCAACATACTGATTACCCTTGTGTTCATAGTTAACCCGCGAAAAGTTGCTGGTTAGAAATTCATCTGAACAGTCGAGCTTTTCGATTTTCTGAATGATGTGGTGGTGCTGCTTATCGAAGTAAGCCGCCACCTTGCGGGAGGTTGTGATCACGCGATCACCAGAAACAGCCACCATGTCCCGGAAGTCGAGATTAGACAATTGATTATTCATAGCGTCTTTACCTTTTAGAAAGTGAGCCTGTCTCACAGAAAAGCCGCCCGAGAGAGGTCGCCACCTATAACGGCATTTCTCAGGCTCGCTTACTGAAAGGCTCTCGTTGATGTGCGCGTGAGATGCGCATAAAAAAGCCCCGCAGTAAGCGAGGCTTGATTAAATCATTTAAATTCAGATAGATATAGCCAGCCAATTAATAGCTATGAGTACGTTTGAATAGCCATTAATAGACATGACCACTCGAAAATATTTTTACTTTAGGCACTGCTCTTTGATGTAGTCCTGCAGATAGCCGACCTGCTTCGTCACTGTGACGATTCGCTCTCTGAGGGTGAAATAATCCCGTTCAGCGGAGTCAGTAAGTCGGGGGCCGGAAGCATCGCCCACGCCGCCGGCGCTGGTCGCTCCGTTCGCGGGACATCTGGCGTTGACGTGCAGCCCACACTTGCCAGAGCTAACGCAACGCTGCAGATCATCAAGCTGCTTTTTCGCATCAGCTAAATCCTTCGTGTATTTGGCATCCAGTGCAGCAACATCGCGCTGACGCAGCTGCATGTCTTTGATGGTGTCGTTAGCCAGGCGGAGACTTTTGGTGGCTTTGTCGCGCTGGCCTTTGTAGTTGATAGCGTTGTCGCGGTAGTGGTTAATCGCCCAGGACATGGAAACAAGCAGGCAGATAATGACAGCGCAGATGATTGCGGTTAATCGGCTCATAAGAGGATTACCCCTACGAACAGAAACCATCCCCAACCAGACATACCGAGACACGCAAGAATTCCTGCCACAATGAAACAAATGTTGCTCGGACTCACTGGTCTATCCCCCAGCACGTCAGCGCGCTTTCCTGGTCACGTCGTTCGACTTGGCCGTAACATCCATTCTTCTGTCCTTTAGTCAGACGGCAATCACGACCACCGTCTTTAATCCACCAGCGTATAGCCTCACAGGCACCTTTCCGGTCTCCGGCGTTAATTCGCTGGTAGAACGTCGACGGGTAGCACTTTCCGGGACCAATGTTGTACGGACAGAACGATGCGATGCCAACTTTCTGCGGTTCAGTGAGCGGCACTTTGATATTTCGGTCTACCCATGCAAGCGCTTTGTTACGCTCAATCGCGTTAACTTTCTTGCACTGGGCCTCGGTGGCGGTCATGCCCTTTACAACACGCTTACCGTCGATAACTGTCACACCATGACATAATGACCAGACGCCACCAGGATCCATGACAGCCACAAGAGCGTTGCCTTCCTTCTCACTGATGAACTGGTCAAACAGCACGGGGGCTGATGCTCCAGCGGCGATCAGGGATAGCATGGCTGCGCTGAGTTTTGCTCTGGTCGATGCCATGTTAATTATCCTGTGGTGGAGCGGTAATGTAGCCCTTCTTCAGGGCCTTCTCGTATGCCTTGGTCTGGCGTCTTTTGAAATAAAGGTTGGTCAGGTAAGTGGCTATACCGATAAGAAAACCGCCAATCACTGCAACCTTGTTCCAGTCGAGGTCGTGCAACCACTGCAAAATGCCGCCTCCACAAATAAGACTGCCAGACACGCAATACGAGACTGCGGATGCGATTTTGTCAGGCATATATCGGATCATCTCTATCTCCTCGCGTATGGGCGGGAGCTGTGTGTAATGGGTCAGGCCCTCGGGACGATTTAACAAGTAGGCGTGTCGATGATGGTTCCCGGAGCCTGAAAATAAAAAAGCCAGCGACAGGCTGGCAATGTGAGGGTAAGGCAATGTCGGCTCTCTGGCCGTAAATACCCTGGCTGGGTTTGGCTCGCCTGGCTGGATTCGAACCAGCGACCAACCGCTTAGAAGGCAGTTGCTCTTTCCTCTGAGCTACAGGCGAATTTGGCGGGACAGGAAGGATTCGAACCTTCGACCATTCGGTTAACAGCCGAACGCACAACCGCTGTGCTTCTGACCCTGAAACGAAAAAGCCCCGCACGATGGCGGGGCTTGGTATTCATTCATGTCACACACAACAATGGCAACATATACGAATTAGTTTGCTCATTTGTTCATTAAATTGCAAGCACGCTGTGTGATTTATTTGCAATTTTCCTCACATTTTCGCGATCGTTAAACGCATTTTGAAGCGGTTGGTATAAACAGAACAATGAAGCATTGATGATTTGCTTCACCTCTCTACGGATTGTCGAGATGCTTGGGTGTTTGTACTGATTGCCGCCACGCGTCTTCATCAGGCGAGGCTTACTTACTGCATGCTGCCATGATGCAATTCGGATCTCGCTGGAGTTACAAACGTAGTAGGCGAAGACAACCCGCCAGGCATTTTCATCCACATTCTTCAGGTAGTGGCGAATGACAGCATCAATGAGCATCCCGTCATCATCACTACATACCGGTCGTGATGCTTGCTGGGGCTCGACGGTAGCCATGAATCTGGCAATCATGTTGATCATCGCTTTATCAATCTTGCCGGTCTGGCACCATGCGCCCCACAACTGGAGCCACTGGTCTACCCATTGATGCTGGTCGTTGGTTAATTCCAGTTTCATTATGCGGCTTCCTTCTGTGGCTGGTTGGTTTTGGTCTGGCTGTGCTTTGCTACTGGCGGCATGCTAGCGCGCTTAACGCTTTCGGCCTGGTATTTGACAATCTGGTCACGGGTCATTGCTGAATCCTCAGTGCGGCTTCGAGGTCAACTCGCGGGATTGCCAGAAGCGTCCTTCTCTGCTCGGCGGTGATGTTACGCATCCCCATGAAAACAATTCCTGCCGGAGTCTTTACAGCGGCTACATGCTTTGAGCGATACCAGTTGAGTAAAGCGAGGGTGTTATGGGTGCTCATGCTGCCTCCTGCTGTTTCAGTGCACGAAGGTCTGCTCTGGCCTTGGCGCGTATGCCATCCAGCTCTTCACGGGTGTATCTGTGGGTTTCGTTGTTGGATTCCAGCGCCAGCACGCGTTCTTCGCCGATCAGCTCAACCAGGGCGGCGCGGTACGCCTCGATGTTTCCGGATTTGTGGACGTTGCAGGCGGAGCACTGAAGCCATATATTGTCCAGGTTAAAGCGAAGCTGTGGTGCGGCTGCCGTGGTCCGGTAATGCCCGGCATGCCAGGCAAACGCGGTCTTGGTTCCGCAGGAGATACAGCCGTGCCCGGCGGCCAGCAGCATTTCACGCCGCCAGTCGTTGAAAGCTCGCTGAGTCATCTGCACCCAGTGGCGGATTGGCTTCAGCTCATTACGGCGTTCTGCGCGGCGCTGGCGCCCTGCTTTCTCGGCTTCCTTCTGCTCCTTGATGCGCTTAGCCGCGAACTTAACCTTCTCCTTTTCGCGCTCTTCCATCGCGAGGATTGTACCGTGCTCAGGGCAGCACCAGCGGATCCGGATGTCGTGGAATTTCGGCACGAAGTATTCACCGCATACTTTGCACTTACGGCGAGATGGTTTACGCATGATTCCTCCGTGCCGCGAGACGCAGCCATTTCTGATCCACCAGGCGGGCGGTGTAGCCCTTCAGTGTCGGGATGTCGGAAGGGTTAACCGCAGGCTTGCGCTGGCGGCGCGCCGGAACGCGGAATATTTCGTTGGTGATGACGCGGGAAAGTGGGCTACTCATTGTGCTCACCCCAGCGTTTTGCCCATTCAATTTCGAGGCGTGATTTTTCGCTGAACTTGACGTTCTGCTGAGTTCCGAACCAGTAGATAGCCTCAATCACCTCAACCATCTGGCGGACGGTCATCTTGCTGGTTCGCTGCCCGAACATCACAACACCACCATCGAGACCCGGAGCCATGCGCTGCTCTTGCTTTTTGGACTTGGCAACCATTGCGGTGATCAGGTCTTTCCAGTCGTCAGAATCGTACTTATTGCCAAACCACGTAACCTGGTCGGAAAGGTCTTTAAGCAGTGGCCACATTTTTTTGTTCTGATCGAGGGTGCGGGTCATCTCCTTGATATCGAGAACTAATGGGCGTTTGTCGTCCACCGGCAGCTCCCGGATGAAGTTGATAGCGTTTTGCTTGATGGCATCGTTGATGAGGTGGAATTGCTGTTTCATACGCCACCTCCGAGAGGTAACGCAGAATGCAGAAAATCGCAGGTGCATTTCTGCATCTGTGACAAGGTGATACGTTCAAGTTGTGGTCGCATTTAATGTCCCCATCAAATGCGCAGAAGTCTTACCGTCGGGCGTTCAACTCCGACGGCGACTTAATTATGGCTGGTTGATTCTGAATTATCAATGCGAGAAAAAGGCCTCCGAAGAGGCCATGGCTCTCGATATGGGGATTCCCATATCGCTTGTATGGTAGCTATGGTTTGAATCTATGCTTAGTTAACCTCGCCCCCAGTTCCCACTCTTCCCTGGCCACAGTCTTGCCCTTCCTGATTTGGCTTTCTACCTCCTGCTGCGGTGCTGCTGGCAGTGGCATCCAGTGGGTTATCTCGCTGCTCTGGAATTGCGCCTGTAGTTCGCTTTTGATGAACCACACTGGTCCTTGTCGCTTGCTTTCGCTCCACCACCCCCAATAGTTTCCGGCAGTTTCCGGCATCCGCTCACTGCAAGCCACCCAACCATCCGGAACCACCGGAGAGTCTCCGTCTTGCGCCGGAGCGATGTAGTTTTGCTCCGGACAGCAATCGGATTGCGCTGGAGAGTTACCATTCTGAAGCATGGCTTCTTGAAAGCGTCCAAGCTCCACGTACTCCTGACATGACCACCCGCCATCAATAAAATCGCGAGCTTCAACAGCGTCGAAAGTGAAAGATGCTTCACCGCCAGTTGGTGAGGTTAAGCCGTACAGGTCTGCTACCGGCTTAAACTGTGTGGCTGGAATATTTTCCGGAATATTTTGCGGTTCGTTTTGTGGTCGATCGGCACCCTGAAGCATGGCGGCGCGACAGTCATCAAGAGCACGGTTGTACCACTCCGCGCAGCCACCACCTACTCGACGCCCTTTGTACATCCACCATCCATCAGCGTCGTTACGCTTAATGGGTTCAGGCACAGATGCCGGCGCTGGCTGGGCGGTGACATTAGCGAATGCAGCACGCAACCCAGCCTTAATTTCTTCAACTTCGTCAGAGCCTAATGATGAATCTGATATCGCATGATGGAATGCATAAGCCATATCGTCGTTGACTGACACCGACTCCGCTTCGAGCGATGCCAGCGCTAGCTTCATCGCCGCCAGCGCATTGGACGCATCTTCGTTTACTGCGCCTGGTGTCGCATCGCGCTCTTCTTCAAGCTCAGCGATAGTCTTTTGCAGCCATTCTTTGGTGACGTTGCTCATTGGGCGGCCTCCTTGCGAAGTTGGACGGCGATGTCTTCGAGTACGCCATCAGCGAACGAGCGTTCGAAATCCCCCTCCGGCGCACCAGCCATAAAATCTGTTGACGTGAGGATCATCCGCGCGATATCTGCCGCGTTCTTTGCTGTGTCGTCGATAAAACCAGCATCCCAAGCAGCCAGCATTCGGTTAGCGACAAAGTAAGCGCCTTCCTTGTGAGCCTTCGCCCGCACTTCAGCCAGGAAAGCCTGGTGCGCAGGAATCTTCATCACAGCCAGTGACTTGATTATCTTCTGAACTTCTGCCGGGCACTGCTCATAGTGATCATCTGTGATGAACACTGCCTCGTTGTGGATTGCTTCGACTGCACGCAACTCCGTAGCCAGCGCCGCGCACTTACCTTCAAGTTCTTCGTATGTTGGTTTCATGCGGCAGCTCCTTCAAATTGGTAAGAAATTTTAATTCCCAGCTTTTTAGCCATGGCATGCTCAGCGACAGCACCTTCCGACTCTTGCCACCCATGCAGCATGTGAATGGCGTCGGCGCAGCGAAGCATCGCCAGGCAGATGTCCATATACTCACGCTGAGATAAACCATCAGGGAGCGTGGCCGGATTTAATGCCACATGACCACCTGATAACATCTGCTGTGCTACTGCGTTAAACATCGGACGGTTGTAGTTTTCGTAACCCGTCATTGGTCCTGCGATGTAAATTTTCATACCCCTGCCCTCCCGTACTTGTCTGATAACTCGCCCATTTGCCTGTGGATTTCCGCAAGGTCACACCCTGCGCACCCCAGAGCTTCGGCTATGAGTTCTTCCTGCTCTTTGGATGGCCCGGTTTGCAGAATTTGATTAAGCTTCCTGTGCGATACGCCGCAGTGCCTGGCGATGCTGATGAGCGTTACACCGTTACCCTTCGCCATGGTCCTAACCATCAAGCGATAATCACTCCATTCGCTCATACCCCTACCCTCCCCCAAACCATCAATACCCTTCTCATCGCCGGACTGTTGCGGCACTCCTGAAATATTCCGTTGGTGCAACTGCGAGCGGTACCAGCCTGCTCTTCCGGCGTAGCCAGGCGATAAGTCACCGTTCTCCAGACCTTGCTCACCCGGACAATCTTGCGGGCCCGCTCCAGATCGATAGCGTTCTTCGTGATGCAGTTGATGGTCATGCCGCACTCTGTGGCCACATCCTTCGCGGTGAAGGTCCGGTGCGTTTCGAGATAACGCAGAATTGCCTGTTTGCCTTTCATGCTGCCCCCTTGGAGCGGTAAGAATCCCAGGTGAATGACAGAGTGCATCCGCCTCCATCGCTCATGCGATCAAGAACGCGCTCGCCAATGAATGCAGCCAGTTCTTCCCGGGTCTGGTTGCTTATCAGGATTGTTGGCTTCATACGCTCATAACGGGTGTTGATGATTTCGAACATGATCAACTTCTCGGCGTCGCTTCCGAACTGCACGCCGACCTCGTCGATAATCAGCAGGTCGGGCTTCGTGAAGTAACGGATCACTTCGTCTTCAGTACGGCTTGACCCTTTCGACCAGGTTGACTTGTACTCCCTGGCAATTTTCAGCGCGGTGGTGAACACAGCTGAGCTTTGGTGCTCGGTGATTGCATGCCGGGCGATAGCCAATGCGAGGTGGTTCTTGCCGGTTCCAGGCTTGCCGCACATCACCAGTCCGCCACCCTTCTGCAAACGCTCAGGCCAGCGGCTGGCGTATGCCTGACAGACCTTCAGGGCGCGTTTCGCTTCTTCGTTCACCGGTTCATAATTCTCCAGTGAACAGGATTCAAACCTGGCCGGGATGCTCAGTCCATCCAGCAGGCGCTCGATGTTTCTTTTGCGGGCTGCTTCGTTGATGCTAATTCTTTCCGCCTGCAAGCGGCCTAACTCCTCTTTGAGGCATTCAGGGCAGCAGCTTGGGCGCGGGGGAATTTTCACGACTGAGTTTAAGAAATGCCTGGTCCTGCATTCAAAGGGGCCATGCGTTTCGCAGTTCTCGGTGCTGATAGTTAGCTCGATATCTTCATGCTGAACTGGCGGCTGGCTCAGCTCAGTAATGCGTTTCTCAAGTTGATTGATTTTTTCATCCAGCGTCATGATCAGTCCCTCGCCCATGCAGGAATTTCAGTCTGGCCATAGTCTTTGCCAGCAAAGTTCTCAGATACGCGAGACTGCGCGCGAGGGGTCTGCTTGGCGATCTTTGGCTCAAACAAACCCTGCCAGCCATTCGCGATGCTCTGGTTGATGATTTCTTCAGGCTGGTATCCGCTGCACTTGCAACGCTCAAGCAGATTGATGGCCTGGGTTACCGTCTGCTGAGACTTAATCGGTTTCTTCAGGTCGCGACGATAATCGACCCATGACTTCCAGACTGAAACTGACAGCCATTCAGGAAGGTCAACACCAGCCGGATCGAACGAAGCCGGTTTGGGGGATTTAGGGGGGTTATTAATATTGTCTTTATTGTCTTTTGTAATAGTGTCTTTTGTGTGTCCCCATTTTGGTGACAGGGTTGTCACTGTTTTGGTGACACTTTTTGTAACCACCGTAGGGACACTGTCACTACCATGATGACAGTCACTACTATGGTGACATTTTGGCGCAGGCTTAGTGCCCGGAATTACCCACTCACTCAGGTTTTTGTTGGGCCCGATCAGCATGCCGTCGGACACCAAAACATTCATCGCAATGAGTTCGTTTTTGGCAGCGTTAACCTTCTGGCGAGGTAGTCTGGTCAGCTCAGAAAGTTGTGAGTCTGCTATGCGGTCCATCTTCTTGTTGAACCCATAGGTTTTGCGGCAAACAGCATGAGCTACCTTGGCCTGATTTTTGGTCAGATTCGCGCCGATAAGCTCCTCATACAACTCGTTTGCCAGACGGGTGTACCCATCGTCTGTATCGGCCACGCGTTGCTCCTGTATTCCCGAAACTACAGCGGGAAAGTTGAGAATTTCTGCGGTGTTTGACATACTTACTCCCGTTACTTGGCATAACACAGTGTCTTGAAAGCCGTTGCTGCTACCAACAGCGCGGCTTTCGCCTTTTCAGAGCAGACCTGGCTGCTGCTGCACACGCTTAACGCGTTTCTTTTCGAACTTGTCTGACGGCACCTGCTGCTTCTCCGCCCAAAGCTTCGCGTGTCGTAACACGTCATCGAAAATCCTCCCCTTGCGACTGGCCTGTGACATACGCTTGTACATATCGACGGCCTGAAATGCCCCCCCTTGAGCCACAGCTACGGTGAATCCCTGTTTGATCAGTTCATCGCGCACATGCTTCTCGATAAATTCGATGTGGTTCATGGTGTTCTCCGGTTACATAACGCCGAGCATCGACGTGACCATCGTCATTAGCGGCCCTGCCTGCTCAGGCATGAGGCGGAACAGCGACGCTATACCCTCGCTTACCTCTTTCAGCTTCTGATGCTCTGGAGCGTCCAGCAGGACGGCCTGCTTAGCCTCTGCGAGTTCTTTCTCGGCCTCAGCCAGGCGAGACATTTTGCAATCGGCACCGATCAGGCGAGTGCGATACTCAACCGGCAGGACCGCCATGATTGCGGGTGTCAGCTGGCGAACGTTCTCGCGGTACTGTTCGGAGTCGAAACGGTTATCCAGGAAGCGGAAGAGTTTCTGGCGCGCCCGGCTGATGTCTTCCGGGAAGCTGATGGCGGTCCCGCCCTGCTCCCGGTACTCGTTGATGATCAGCGCCGAAACGACGTCCTGATTGTCCAGCGCAGACGACCATGCCCGGACCGCATCGCGGATCTTTTCGTGGTCCGGCGCCGCCTTAGGTTGAGCGCGGTTTATCATCGCTCCAGGGTGTATTCCGGTATTGTGTTGATACGCAAGTGAATGCATTTGCTATTCCTGATGTTCCTGTTTCTTACTGTGAGGAAATTCGCGGTACTCGACCGCCTTAACCTCGCCAGTAGGAAGCTTGTTGATGAAAATCTGACGGCCGACCCTGATCGCTTTGCTAATTGCCGTTTGATGGACGCCAATGGCATCAGCTGCTTTTACCTGGCCAACTTCGTCGACATACTCGGCGAGTGAAATTTTCATGTTTAGCGTTGCTCCTTACCGTTAATACAAAAACAATACCACAAGTATTAGATAAATCAATACCGCCGGTATTTTAAAAATATGAGCTTTGGTATTAATATCTGATAATGGAAAAGAAAAAGATCCTCACCCCCGCTCAAGTGGCTGATTCAAAGCGTTTAAAAGCCCTTTACGAAGCGAAGAAAAAAGAACTGGGTATTACTCAGCAATCCATTGCGGACGCGCTGGACATATCCCAGGGTGCCGTTGGCCATTATCTCAATGGAAGGAACGCTTTAAATACAGCGGTAGCATCGGTCTTTGCGAGGCTTCTTGGGATTAGTGTCTCTGATTTCAGCCCGTCACTTGCGAAGGATATCTCTGATATGAGCTCGGTGGCGTCGGAAAATACTTCTTTCGCAGGGCATTATTCACCTGGCTCAAAATATCCGGTGATTAGCAAAGTTCAGGCGGGCGCCTGGTGTGAAGCGGTTGAGCCGTACACCCTTAAAGATATCGACCTTTGGCTTGAATCAGATGCTCACATTCAGGGGGAGGCGTTCTGGCTGCAGGTTGATGGTGACTCAATGACAGCACCGGCGGGTCTTAGCATCCCAGAAGGAACCTTTGTCCTCTTCGATACTGGGCGCGAGGCAATCAACGGCAGTCTGGTAATAGCAAAGCTATCCGATTCGAACGAGGCAACATTTAAGAAGTTAGTGATCGACGGTGCGCAGAAGTACCTGAAGGGTTTAAATCCACAGTGGCCATTGGTAGCGGTGAATGGTAACTGTCGAATTATCGGTGTTGCAGTAGAGACGAAGATGCGGCTGGTCTGATCGGCAAGGTGTTTTGGTCGGCGTATAGCTGGTAATGACTGCTTTAAGGTTCACATAAAAAGACACAAGCACCTCGATAAAAACACAGCACAAAAAAGCATGTGAAATGCTTAAGTATGTTAAAATAAAGGATCTAAAATGAGCAAATTTGGATGTGATATGAGCAGGCAACTTACCGTTTTCGATGAAACATCACCCATGACTTTTGATGACTTCGCCAGGGAAAATGGAGTTACCTACTGGCTCGCATCAGATTTGGCTATGATGCTTGGTTACAATGGGATGGATCAAATCCTCAAAGCCATTAATAAGGCCACTTCAGTATGCGTGAATCTCGACATTCCCGTGTATGACAACTTTATCCAGATGCCATCTGAAAATGCGGTCAATGATTTTAAGCTCACAAGGTTTGCATGCTATCTGACTGTTATGAATGGTGACATTGGAAACAGTAAAGTCGCTAATGCACAAGCATATTTTGCTGGGCTAGCAGCTGAGATACAAGCGGCGTACCATAACCATGACGCCGTCAACCGTGTATATTTACGTGGCGAAATCACATCACGAGAAAAAACTCTTAGCCACGTAGCCCATAAGCATGGGGTTGTAGATTATGGACTGTTCCAGAATGCCGGTTATCGGGGCATGTATAACATGAACTTACGACAACTGAAGGCCAAGAAAGGTCTTTCTGACAAAGATGGCACCATGCTTGATTTTATGGGAAGTGAAGAGTTGGCGGCTAATATATTCCGCATCACGCAAACTGAAGCCAGAATCAGGAACCAGAACCTTCAGGGTCAGGGCCAGTTAGAAAATGCTGCTGAGATCGTTGGTAGATCGGTTCGCAATGTAATGATATCCAACACCGGTACAGCACCTGAAAATATTAAGCTTTCCCAGGACAAAATCCAGAAAGTTAGAAGCAGCATTAAAAAAACACACAGGGCGCTTGTAAAGCACGACAAAAACAAGCCTTAATCCTACAGTAGAATAGCCTAAACACCCGGCCCCGCGCCGGGTTTTTTGTGCCTGCCGATCCCCATTCGACCACCACCACCACGTCAGCGTAACCAATTGAATATTATGGGATGCTGGCATTAACGGCGCCTATCCCCCGCCAGGCGATTACCACCACCGATCCCCCTGGTAAACGCTGTCATCATTGGTAAACGGTTTACCATTGGTGACACCGTTAACCATCTATAAGCCTTTCCGCACTATCTCAGCCGCATCCCTGTTCACGCCCTTCCCTATCACGTTTCCTGTTTCCTTCCGGTACTGCTTCAGCTTGTCGATGATGTTTTGCTGGGTCATGGGTAAATCAGCCAGTGACAATTCCATCACCGCCCGCCCCATCGCCTGAATTTTCATGCTTATACGCTCTTCATCCAGAACCATGCACATCCCTCCTGCTGTTTTTTTAAGCGTAGCACTGGTATTTACAAAAATAAAATCACATCAAATTCATACTCTTAGTATTAATCAAAGATTTATTAATACTAGCGGTATTGCTATATATTAATACCGCTAGTACTGTTAACCCATCGAAACGAAACATCGACAGCTGAGCGAAGTTAGCCAGCGGCGGACAGCAAGTCGCCTGCTCATTAAGAATTCAACCAAGCAGCAAATCACCCGGAGCGCTCCTGGCAAATTGAAATGGCGCCCAATGGGATTGAGGCAGGTGTGTAACGCGTGGCGGGTATAGCACACGAAGAGGACTCCGCACCGGAATGGTTTGCTGCTCAGTTCCCGAACATCGGGGAAGCTTTACCAGCAGCTCTTTGCGAGGGGCTGACGGCAAATCTACTCCACTTATTTGAGGTGATGGTGATGGGTATAAAAAACGATGAAGTAGCGATGTTTAAAAGCAACAATGGCGTAATTTTAGCAGCTGACGCAGCTTATGCTGCTGCTGAAGAAGCGGTTAAAGGGGCATCAGATGACCACTGGTATCGGCAGAATTTGATAAAGGCAGCACTGGAGACTGCCCTGGCATCAGTTATCGTTTTATAGCGATCCCAAAAGGCGTAGGTGCTTCTGCTTTGTACTTTTCCTTTGCTGCTTCACGACAGGCAGGAAGCAAATCAGCAATGCGCTCAATTAAAGCTTCTGGCGTGTTGGCGGATGGGTCTTTTACTGCAAGCGCCAGCGCTAAATCATATGCCACTGATTCCTCAGTTCTCTTTCCTGCAAATACATTCATGGACATAAAGAAATCCTTTTATTGACTGTGGAATATCCAGTCTACGGCATTCCTTTGACTGTGGAAAGTGAAGGAAATCACGCGCCGGGCGTGGCTAAACATCCCGGCACTCATTCAAGTTGAGGCTGCCAGGTAGGCGGCCTTTTTCATACCTGGAGTTATTTACGAGTGACTCAAGTTATGACAACCGGCGGCCATCCACCGCCCATTGAAACACTGAATAAATGCGTTGAAATCTTGTATTAACCGTTCCGTTCGCCGCGATAAGGCCAAGAGGATTTATGAGCAACAAAACTGGCGGTCCAGCCTTTCCACAATCAGGCGTATGCACTCCTGAAATTAACTCATGGGATAGCGAAGATTTTGGAGGGCGAGGCTTAACCGTGCGCGATTACTTCGCTGCAAAGGCTCTACAGGCAATTGCCGACCCATGCCATAGCCCGGAATTGTTCGCTAACCGCGCGTATGAAATAGCAGACGCAATGCTCCGCGCCCGGGAGGCATCATGACAGTCACTCACAACGGCAAGCAGTACACCGCCAAAAAGCTCAACGATAACGAGTGGCAGCTGACGTCGGTATCGAACCCGCGTGAAAAACTGACACTGAACCGCTGGCACATGAAGCTAGCTGGCCTCCTGGAACAGGTTGAGGTGAAGGTATGATTGGAATGCACTACGGCACCGCATCAGTGCCGCGTAGCGAGGTTTTACCGGGCACTATGCTGCAACACCACGGCAAAACTTATCGCGCCTCTGCGAACGTTGAGAAAGGCCTGTACGCCTTCAACATCTTCGAAAAAACCATCATCAAAAGTGATTCCGTCGTTGTGCTGCTGAATGAACGCGGCGAGCCGATGGTTCACTGATACCACCACCCTATTCAACCGATCGGCCTGGCTTTCTGCGGGCGGCATCTGCACATCCAAATTTCAGGAGAAACCATGAGCGAAGTAACGGACTTAACTGTCATCGAAATCAAGCCGGAGCAGGCACCGGTGCTTTACGTAGCGGGCGGCCTTGATGCTTACCTCGAGCAAATCCGCCAGGCGGTAAACGAAGTGCCGGACCTGTCCACGAAGAAAGGTCGTGACCGTGTCGCTTCTCTGGCGGCGCAGGTGTCCCGCAGCAAGACGGCGATTGAAAAGCCGGGCCGTGAGTACCTGAAGCGCCTGAAAGAGGCTGTGCGTCCGGCTGAGGCCGAAATTAAGCGATTCGTTGATGCCTGCGACGAGCTGCGAGATGCGACCCGCCGCCCACTCACCGAATGGGAAGCCGAGCAGGAACGCATTAAGGCTGAAGAAGCCATGAACGCGCTGCACGCCGAAGCGCTGGAGATGAACGAAAAGTTCGACCGCCAGCGTGCCGCACAGTTCGAAGTAGACCACGAAATGGCTCTGCTGATGAACAAGGATTTCGACCGTGAACGCGAAGAGCAGCGCCGCCTGGCGGAACAGGCTCAGCGTGAACGTGACGAACGACTGAAGCAGGAAGCGGCAGAACAAGCCCGCCGAGATGCAGAAGCGAAGCACAAAGCGGAGATTGAAGCCGCAGCGCGCCGTGAAGCAGAAGCGGAAGCCCGGGCGGAACGCGAAAAAGCCGCGGCAGTAGAAGCTGAGCGCCTCAAAGCAAAACAGGCAGAAGAGAAACGCCTGGCCGAAGAGAAACGCATCGCCGACGAACAGGCAAAGCGCGAAGCTGACGTAAAGCACCGCAAGACGGTCGGCACCAACATCGTTAACGCGCTCACCAGCCACACCAGCTTAACCCGCGAACAGGCTATCGAAGTGCTCACCGCTCTGAAAGATGACCTGATCCCCTGCGCGAAAATTCATTACTGAGGCAACCATGAACGCATACCTCACTTACGACCGCATCGAAGATCGGCGCTGGGTTGAGCAGCAACTCACCGACGAAAAAGAGAAGTGGATTGACGACCGGGCGAAAGAACTGATTGCCATGTTCCCTGCGAAACCTCTGGAAATGAGCAGCTTGTTCCTGCCCCAGGAAGCCCAGTTTGCGCTTATCGGAGAAAAGGCCGAAGAGGCATACCACGAATACATTTCGACCTGTGCATATGCACGCGCCGAAGAAGAATGGCAGCGTCAAGCGCCCTGCCCGTTCTAAGGAGTGATCATGAGCTTAACCCTTGTTGATTTCGTCAAACAACAGGAGCCGCTTTTCATTAAGGCGGCCACAGACGAGCGGATGGTGTGGGCGAAGGAAAGTCAGTTCGCAATCCAGCTATTTCAGAACAATGACTACCTCGCGAAAGTCGCATTCCAGAACCAGACCAGCACGCAGAACGCGATCATCAACGTTGCGGCCATCGGTATTTCGCTAAACCCAGCACAGAAGCTGGCTTACTTGGTTCCGCGTAAAGGGGCTATTTGCCTCGACATCAGTTACATGGGCCTGATGCACATCGCGCAGCAGTCTGGCGCCATCAAATGGTGTCAGTCGGCAATTGTTCGCAGAAACGACCAGTTCCGGCGTGAGGGGCTCGATAAACCTCCCATCCATATCTACAACGACTTCGATACCGAAGAGCAGCGCGGGGACATCGTAGGCGCATATGTAACGGTAAAAACTGACGATGGTGATTACCTCACCCATACGATGCGCATCGATGCCATCTACTCCATCCGTGACCGGTCTGAAGCATGGAAGAAGTACAAATCTGACAACAGCAAGAAGTGTCCGTGGGTCACCGATGAAGAGCAGATGATCCTCAAGACGGTCGTGAAGCAGGCAGCAAAATACTGGCCTCGACGTGAGCGCCTGGATGCCGCCATCGACCATGTTAATACCGAGGGTGAGGAAGGTATCAACTTCTCAGCAGAACGCCAGCCAGAGCGCGATGTAACCCCAGCAGGGGACGAAATTATCAAGGAGATTAACGACGTCCTTATCGCAATGGATAAGACATGGGAAGAAAACCTGCTCCCAGTCTGTTCGCAAATTTTCCGTCGTGATATTCGCGATTCATCCGAGCTTACCCAGGCCGAGGCAGTTAAGGCCCTAGGCTTCCTCAAGAAGAAGGCGGCAGCATGACACCAGAAATTATCCTTGCCCGCACCGGCATTGACGTAACCACTATTCAACAGGGCGATGAGGCGTGGCACCGGCTGCGCCTCGGCGTTATCACAGCCTCTGAAGTGCACAACGTCATCGCCAAGCCACGATCTGGGAAGAAGTGGACAGACATGAAAATGTCCTACTTCCACACGCTGCTCGCCGAGGTATGCACCGGCATCGCGCCAGAGGTTAACGCCAAAGCGCTGGCCTGGGGCAAGCAGTACGAGGAAGACGCCCGCACCCTCTTCGAGTTCACCACGGACGTGAAAGTCACGGAGTCTCCGATCCTGTTCCGTGACGAGAGCATGCGCACCGCATGCTCCCCTGACGGCCTGTGCAGTAACGGGTTCGGCCTTGAGCTTAAATGCCCTTTCACCTCTCGCGACTTCATGAAATTCCGTCTTGGCGGTTTCGAAGCCATCAAGTCTGCGTACATGGCCCAGGTGCAGTACAGCATGTGGGTGACCGGAAAAGAGGCCTGGTTCTTTGCCAACTACGACCCGCGCATGAAGCGCGAAGGTATTCACCACGTCGTCGTTGAGCGGGATCCACAGTACATGACCGATTTCAACGAAATGGTGCCGGAGTTCATCGAGAAGATGGACGAAGCGCTGGCGGAAATCGGCTTCACGTTCGGGGAGCAGTGGAAATGAAACGCACACCCTTTTACCGCAGGCCCGGGCGAACCGGGCAATTCTCCGGCCTACGTGAGCGCGTTATCTGGATGATTCAGACGCGCGGACGCCCGGTCACCGGAAGCGAAATCGCCGAGAAGTTTGGCGTAACGCTCATCGAATTTAACCGGGTCGCCAACGGCATTACCCGCGGCTCCGGACAGATAGCGCAGATAGTTGAGTCGGAAAAATGGATCAATGAGGACGGTATCTGCGACCGGACATTCGACCTCGTCACGAAGCCGAAGGTTGTAACGCCACAGGGTAAATCGCGCCTGTTCACCCGGCGCGCCATAGAGCAGTCGCAGGAAGGACGACGGCAGGAGTGCATTTCTCGCGCCGCCCGCCGTAGCCGACTGATTGCTCAGGGCCTCTACATCGACGAAATGGAGTCCATCCTATGACTCACGCTCACGACGACATCAGGCTTGGCACTCTGTGCCTTCCCTTCATTGGTAACGGCTGGCTAATGCCATGGGGTGAAGTGGTCAGCAATCCATTAAAGGCGCAGCGGCTCGCTGAGGAATATCGGGAAAGGCAGGAGGCGGCATGAAATACGGAAGCGTGTGCAGCGGTATCGAAGCTGCCAGTAAAGCGTGGGAACCTCTCGGCTGGAAACCTACCTGGTTCTCTGAAATCGAACCTTTCCCTTCAGCAGTTCTCGCCCATCACTGGCCGGAAGTAACAAACCTCGGCGACATGACCAAAATCGCGGACGCGGTGCGCGCTGGTGATGTCGAAGCGCCTGATGTTCTGGTCGGCGGTACGCCTTGCCAGGCATTCAGCATCGCAGGCTTGCGTGAAGGCCTGTCTGACGACCGCGGCCAGTTAACCCTCTCTTACGTGGAATTAGCCAATGCAATCGACGCAAAGCGCCGCGAACGCGGTGAGCCGGAAGCAATCATCGTCTGGGAAAACGTCCCCGGCGTACTCAGTAGCAAAGACAATGCCTTCGGGTGCTTTCTGGCAGGACTTGCCGGAGAAAGCAGTGAGTTGCAGCCAGCAGGGGGAAAATGGACGCACGCAGGTTGTGTGTCTGGACCAGAAAGGGTTATTGCCTGGCGCGTCCTTGATGCTCAATTTTTCGGAGTGGCCCAACGACGCCGCCGTGTGTTCGTTGTCGCAAGTGCTCGAAAAGGATTCGATCCCGCAGCGGTACTTTTTGAGCTCGACAGCGTGCGCCGGGATTCTGCGCCGCGCCGAGAATCGCAACCGGAAATTGCCAGAAATGCTGGAGAGTGCACTAAAGTCGGTAGTCACTGGGATAACCCAGCAAACCCTCACCCAACCCTGAATCAGTCCAACAATGTAGGCGGAATTGGGCAGAGCAATCAGGAATTATTTGCTCAGCGGGGATCGGGAATTGTTGGCACTATATCTGCGCATTCGTTTACCGGCGGTGCAGGTGGGCGCCCTGAAGGCGATGCTGCAGGTCATTTTATCGCTCACGCTTTTGCTGAAAACAGCCGCGGTGAAATAAGACTGGAGGATGGCAACGGCGGCATCACCGGCTGCCTTTCAACAGGTGGTGGTAAGCCAGGTCAGGGCATGCCTGCGATTTGCATTCAGCATGCTTCTATCGGTCGTCACGATGCAGCGGGTCCTCAGGGTAAAGGTTATCAGGAAGATGTGGCCTTCACCCAGGATTCGCGCTCATCCGCCGACGTCGTTCAATATGGTATGCAGGTTCGTCGACTGACGCCAGTGGAGTGCGAGCGGCTTCAGGGCTTTCCAGATAATCACACTCTGATCGGCTGGCGCAGGAAGGATACTGCCGAATGCCCGGACGGGCCACGCTATAAAGCTATCGGCAATAGCATGGCGGTGCCGGTTATGCGTTGGATTGGTGAGCGTATCGCCGCAGCGCTGCCGATTGAAGAACCTACTCCGCGAAACTGGCAGCGCCCGTTCCTGAAATGGGCTGGCGGGAAATATTCACTGCTTCCGGAACTGGATCGCCTGATCCCCGCGGGGAAACGCCTCGTTGAGCCATTCGTTGGGGGCGGCTCGGTATTTCTCAACTCCGAAAAACACGAATCTTTCCTGCTTGCTGACGTCAATGCAGATCTGATTAACCTCTATCAGATGCTTGAAGTTGACCACATCAGAGTATGCTCGCTTGCCAAAATATTGTTTGAGCGCGCCAACAGTGAGGTGGCGTACAAAGAGCTTCGGGATGAGTTTAATAACCAGCGAATGGGCGCGCCGGAGCGCGCAGCAGCCTTTCTCTTCCTCAATCGACACTGCTTTAACGGCCTGATTCGATACAACCGTGATGGTTTCTTTAATGTTGGCTGGGGCAAGTACGAAGCGCCCTATTTCCCAGAGATTGAAATAAAGGCTTTTAAGCAGAAGTCGCATAAATGCGTGTTCCTGAATGCTGGATATCGCAGAACCCTGGCGCTGGCCGGTGAAGGTGATGTGGTTTACTGCGACCCGCCGTATGAGCCGTTGCCTGGTACCGCAGGTTTCACAAATTACGCCGCAGGCGGTTTCTCATGGGCTGATCAGATTTCACTTGCGGAAAGCTGTGTAGCAGCACACCAGCGAGGCGCGAAAGTTCTTATCAATAACTCAACAGCGCCACGAGTTCTTGAGCTTTATGAGCAGCACGGATTCATCCTTCACCATGTTGATGCCCGGCGGGCGATATCCAGCAAGGGCAGTACGCGTGAGACGGCGAAGGACATCGTCGCCACTTTGGGGGTTTAACCATGACGCCAGAAACAGACAACGCCATCCGCGCCGCCTGTCGCCGTTGCACCGAAGAAATCCAGCAGGCCATGCGCAAGAAGCCAAAGCCTAACTGGAACGAAACGGTGCCTCCCATCATCAACAAGCATCACAAGAAAATTGAAGCTCTGGGAGTTAGCCTCCTGGAGTTCGTCGTCAAAACTGGCCGCCTTAACGGGCGGTTTGGAGCCGAACAATGAGCAAATACAGAAAAGGCGCAGTATATCTCCGCAAAATGAAAGCCGGCGATAAATCGAATGACTTTCGCACTTATATGCGCATGGCGATGTTCAGCGACAAAAAAGCATGGAAACACCCCGAGAAGATTAAGCCTGTCGTGCTCGTTCAGTATGGGATGAAGAATATCGTAAGTGTCTTCATGAATATGGATGACGCGACCGGTTGCCTGTTCAGTGGGGCGATTGAAAAGCGTGCGCGTAACTCCCGGCACAATCCGCGCCGCGGCATGCGTTACACAAAAGGCGACCTGAAGAAAGCTTTCCGAAAGTGGGCATTCAAACACAACGCGGAGCGCATCGCATGATGGCACCAATCACCAGGGAGCTTAAGGCTCCTTTTTTATTGCTGGCGTTCACCTTCAACCGAATTAACCGACAGTTCAGGGAGCACCCATGAAACGAACATCCATAGCATTAGCTGTCATGGCCGGCACTCTGGCTGCGATTAAACCGTGCAGCATCGCAGAAATTCCCCCTTCTCTATGTACCGGAAATAGCTACCCGGTTAGCGGCGGGAAGACTGGCATTGCAGCGGCGCGTCGAGCCGCCAAGAAACGCAGGAGAGCACGAAATGGCTGACATCATCGATACCGCAGCAGAGATTGAAGAGCTTCAGCGTAACGCTGCACTTTCCGCTCACCGACTGAATCGCAACGCCGTATCATCAGAGCATTGTGAAGAATGCGACGAACCAATTCCTGAGCCGCGGCGCGCTGCCGTTCCCGGCTGCCAGACGTGCGCGGAGTGCCAATCTGTTATCGAATTGAAGAATAAGCAGAGGGGAATGTGATGGATTACAGCAAGCTGAGTGACTTTGAGATTAATAAGGCTGTTGCAGAAATTGCTATCAATGGCGACTGGTTGCATGAACCAACCGATGAAAGTCCATCATGGTTTTTTAATCACGGGGTGCAAGGTAAAAATACCGTCAAACTGCCCGATTACTGCAACAGCCCGGCGGACGCATGGCCGATAATTTCTGCAAACCGAATCAGTGTTGAATACGATTCCGAGGATCAATGTGATATCCCTGCTGAGTGGGTAACCGCCTACGGAATTTGCGGGTTAAAGGTACACATTGTGTCTCATCAGCCCTGCGATAAAGCCCTGCGCGCGGCGATGATCGTGTTTTTGATGATGCAGGAGTCAGCTAATGTTCAGGATAATCCAGCCTAATACCTGGTACGCCGATCCCCACGGCGCGCCCTGCAAAATCCTCCGCGCTACCCACGAAGTCATCCATTACATCCGAAACGGCCGCACCTGCATCGCCAGCATGGGCCGCTTTAATCAAGATTTCGAGCCACTGACCAAAGCACAGGCCGAGCGGATCGCCGAAGAAATAGAAACAGCAGAGCACATTGAAAAATTAAGGAACATGAGACGTGATCGGAATACTCAAGCCGGTACCGGAATCGCAGTGGCCTGTGCGATGCCAAGACCCCAAGCGGAGCAACGTGTGGGCTAACTCTTATTTTCTGGTTCAGGAGTTTCAGGAAGACGACGGCGTCATCCGCCTTTCTGTGAACACCACCAGCATTGGTAGTTCCGGGCGGTGGAAGGACGGTATCAGTTGGGATGCGTTGCAGGAGATAAAGTCTGCCGTGGGCTATGGGGATCGGGATGCTGTGGAGATTTACCCGCGGGACTCTGATGTGGTTAACGTCGCGAACATGCGACACCTGTGGATTACGCCAGAGCCGATTGCGTTCGCCTGGCGCAAATAATTTATCGCTGCGCGCCCAGCGTGCGGCATGAGGAGACAGTATGCGCATCACCATGACGGTTAACACGGTCAAGGACATTGAGGGCGCCATCGCCGCACTGCGCAAGTTCATAAGCGAGAAGAAACCGAATGATGGGACGAGCGAGGTGTGGGGTATCGGCATTACCGGCGGCAGCTACTTTACAGTGGGTATAAAGCCGAACGGCAGTTATACAGTTAAGCAGCAGGATTGAGGAGAAATTATGGGAAAGATGACGTTCGTCTTTGAATATGAGGACGGTAAAGAGCCGCCGGTTAGCGCTGGTATGGAATTTATGGGCGGGAAGATTGTTGCAGCAGCTTTTCGTGATGCTCTCGAAGAGCCAGAAGTATGTGATGAGATAGTGCCCGACCCTGAATGGCTGGAAAAAAGCCTCAGCCGGTTATGACGCAACTGATAGCCAGTTATGAGCTGGCTATTGGGTGCGAAAGCACTGCCTCACATCCCTTGATGTTATTGTCGCCTACGGGCGGCTTCTTTTTGCCTGGAGAAAACCATGAGCGACATTATTCAGTTGGTACCGAATAAATGGGTCACAGAGGAACTTTTAACTGCGACAACCGGCATGTCAAAGCACATGATTCAGCATGCCCGCCGGTCTACCTGGATGGAGGGAAAGCATTATCGCCATGTTGCCCCTGATATGGCACCTAAGCAAAACAGCCCAATCATGTATAACCGCGATGAGATAAACCACTGGATCGAGCACCAAAGCCCAGCGAAACGCCGGAGAATATCTGCTTAAATGTCCTTTGGCACATCAAACGAGGAATGATTATGGCAGCATACCCAACAGGCGTAGAGGTTCATGGCGAATCGTTACGCATATGGTTCATATATCAGGGGAAGCGTGTCAGGGAAAATCTCGGCGTTCCTGACACGCCAAAAAACAGGAAAATGGCAGGCGAACTTCGGGCTTCAGTCTGCTTTGCGATAAAGACAGGCACATTCAATTATGCCTCGCAATTCCCTGATTCATCGAACGCAGAGAAATTCAGCACTGTCAGAAAGCAAATCTCACTACTTGAACTGAAATCGAAATGGCTTGGGCTTAAGGAGATGGAGCTTAGCCTCGGGACGTTGAGGCGTTACGATTGCCACCTCACAACCACTATCGAAACAATTGGTGAGCACAGGTATATCGGCAGCCTGAACACAGAAGATATCCTTAGTGCCAGGAAGGAGCTACTGAACGGCTGGCAGAAGACCAGGCATGGCCTAAATCATCCACCCAAAAAGGGAAGAAGCGTTCCTACAGTCAATAGCTATATGGCATGCCTTGGCGGGATGCTGGGCTTTGCTTTCAAAAGTGGCTACCTGAAAACCGATCTGATGGCAGGTATTACCCCTCTCGCAAAAGAAAGACCCATTCCAGATCCTCTTACTTCTGGCGAGTATCAGAGAGTGGTTGCGGCCTGCCCAACGCTGCAGTTTCAGAATATGGTTATCTTTGCGGTAAATACAGGCGTCAGGCATGGCGAACTAAGCGCGTTATCCTGGGAGGATGTGGATACTGTCAACTGGACTGTTACAGTGTCACGGAACTATTCCCTGAAGGGAAACTTCACCCTGCCAAAAACCAACGCCGGGATTCGAACAATACAGCTGACCCAGCCAGCAATTGATGCCCTCAAGGCGCAAATGCCACTGACCAGAATGATGGCATCCCACAAGGTAAGCGTCAGCCTACGGGAATACAAAAAAAAGAGAACCGATGAATGCACCTTTATATTCTCGCCGTCCATTACTTCAATGAACGGTAAGAAGACGATGTGCTACGTCCCCGGATCCATTAATTCAGCCTGGCGCACTGCCCTGCGTCGTGCAGGCGTCCGACAAAGACGGTCTTATGAAACCAGGAACACATATGCGTGCTGGGCACTGGTCGCCGGAGCGAACCCAAATTTCGTTGCGCACCAGATGGGCCATTCGTCAGCGCAAATGCTATTCACGGTTTACGGTAAATGGATGACCGAGAATAACCATGACCAGGTGGGCCTTTTGAACGCATCATTTACTCAAAATGCCCCACTGATGCCCCATAGAAAAACCGCATAACCTTAACTATTTGATTTAACATATTAATATCACTTCAATCATGATTCATCTGGATGAGCAAGGTCGGCTCTTTTGCCTTTAGCTTCCTGCCGGTAATGTTCTGTATCGCCATTCCTCTGGGTCTGGCGCGCGAAAATAAAGGCGTGGCGGCGTTTGCGGGCTTCGTTGGCTATGCGGTCATGAACCTTGCGGTTAACTTCTGGCTGACTGCCAAAGGGATCCTGCCCACGACCGACGCGGCGGTACTGAAAGCCAATAACATTCAGAGCGTGATTGGTATTCAGTCCATCGATACCGGGATCCTTGGAGCCGTGATCGCGGGGGTGATTATCTGGATGCTGCACGAGCGCTTCCACAACATCCGCCTGCCCGATGCGCTGGCCTTCTTCGGCGGGACCCGCTTTGTGCCAATCATTACGCTGGTTGTGATGGGTCTGTTTGGTCTGATCATCCCTCTGATTTGGCCGATTTTTGCCATGGGGATCACCGGTATCGGCCGCATTATCAACGGCGCGGGTGATTTTGGCCCGATGATTTTCGGTACGGGTGAACGTCTGCTGCTGCCATTTGGTTTACAGCATATCCTGGTTGCCCTAATCCGCTTTACCGAAGCTGGCGGTACCATGGACGTTTGCGGTCATTCCGTTAGCGGTGCGCTGACCATCTTCCAGGCCCAGCTGAGCTGCCCGACCACTCACGGCTTCTCTGAAAGTGCGACGCGTTTCCTCTCTCAGGGTAAAATGCCTGCCTTCCTCGGCGGCCTGCCGGGCGCAGCGCTGGCGATGTACCACTGTGCCCGTCCGGAAAATCGTCATAAAATTAAAGGTCTGCTGATCTCCGGCGTTATTGCCTGCGTGGTGGGCGGTACGACAGAACCTATCGAGTTCCTGTTCCTGTTCGTAGCGCCGGTACTGTACCTCATCCACGCCGTACTGACGGGCCTGGGCTTTACCGTGATGGCTGTGCTCGGTGTGACCATCGGTAACACCGACGGTAACGTGATTGACTTCGTGGTCTTCGGTATCCTGCACGGTCTGTCCACCAAGTGGTATCTGGTGCCGGTTGTGGCCGCCATCTGGTTCGCGGTTTACTACGGGATCTTCCGCTTCGCCATCACCCGCTTTAACCTGAAAACGCCTGGCCGCGATACCGATACGGCCACCAGCGTTGAACAGGCGGTAGCTGGTACCGTTGGGAAATCCGGATATAACACGCCGGCTATTCTGGCGGCGCTGGGCGGTGCGGATAACATTACCTCTCTGGATAACTGCATCACCCGCCTGCGTTTGTCGGTGGCGGACATGTCCAAAGTGGATACCAACGCACTTAAAGCTAACCGGGCTATCGGCGTGGTACAGTTAAATCAACACAATTTGCAGGTCGTCATTGGCCCGCAGGTACAGTCAGTGAAGGATGAGCTGGCAACCCTGATGCGAACCGTCGAAGCCTGA